GCAAAACCTAGAGCTTGCGCATAAACACGCAAAGAAGGGAAAGGGTTGGTACAGGGAAGTAAAGCAGCTAGAGAGGAATTTGAAGGGTGGCTTGCGCGTGATACGGCACTTGCTGTTGAGCCACGATTACAAGACTTCTGATTACGAAATGTTCCTAAAGCAAGAGGGCGATAAGGTACGAAAGATTTACAAGTTGCCCTATTTCCCTGATAGGGTGGTTCAGTGGGCTTTGATGCAGGTTGTAAGTCCGTATATTGAGAAGCACCTTATCAGGGACACTTACAGCGCTATTCCCAATCGTGGCATACATGATGGTCTGAGAAGGGTTCAGAAGGTCATGTATACGAAACAGGATGAATGTAGGTTTTGCTGGAAGTTTGATGTTCGGCATTATTACCAGAGAATCGTGCATGAAATATTGTTCGCTCAATATTGCAGGATGTTCAAAGACGTGGATTTGCTTTGGTTGATTTATGAGATTATCGGCAGCATAAACACGATTGACCAAGAGGACATAGAGGAAATGCAAGCGCGTGGCCTTGAGGTGAATCTTGCCTGTGGTGTTCCGATTGGAAATTATTTCAGCCAATGGAGCGGAAATTTTTATCTAAGTCCATTTGACCATTGGATAAAGGAGAAGATGGGCGTAAAGCATTTCTATCGTTACATGGACGATGGTGTTGTGTTTCACAATGATAAGGATTATTTGCACGAGTTGAAGGACAAGAGCAGCGAATTTATTTGGAATGAGCTGAGGTTGAACTTTAAGGACAACTGGCAGATATTCCCAACCTACGTTCGTGGTGTCGATTATTTGGGGTACCGAATATTTGATAATTACACGCTGTTGCGAAAGAAAACAACAAAGAACATAAAGCAGAGTTGCAAACGTATCGGTACGAAAGTGAGGAATGGCAACCTTATGAGCTATTCCGATTTCTGTAGTCTCAACTCCCATATGGGATGGGTTGAGAGTGGCGATTGCTTTAGGTTTGGTGGTAAGTATCTGATGCCGTTGGCTGACGATGCTTGCCGATTCTACATGGATGAGATTTGGGCAGGTGATTACAGATGAAAGAGTGGGGCGTAACCATTTCCGACGAACGGCCAGAGGGTGTGCAGATTACGGAACTTAAGGTGTTCACCAATTCCGATATCCAAGAGGTTAGCGTTGAGCAAGAGGATGGTTCCTACAAGCGTGAGTACCATTTCATTCAGACCGAATACGACAAGGACGAGTACATTAACCTTCTGACCGCACAGGTTCAGGAAACGCAGGATGGTTTGGTAGAGCTTGCCGATTTGGTTCTTGGGTAAAGGTAGGTGTTGGAAATGGCAATGGTTTATTATCGCAAAATGACCCGTGGTGACGGTTACAAGATTACTCAGGTTCCCGAGCGTTGGCGTACTGAGGTGGTCGAGATTTTGCACGCCAACGGTTACGTAATCAATTCTGACGGTACCGCTTCAAAGGTGCCAACAGACGAGTAGGAGCAGCAATGGACGAGCGCAACAAGGAAGCGGATAAGAAGATAGTCGATTTCGTGTATTGGGCCTTGACTGGTCTGTTGGTTTTGGCGGTTACCTACGCAGCAGGGCCACAAGAGGAAATGAAGCTTGTGCTTTATGGAATCCTGCTACTTATTGCGCTTTTCATCTGGTGGGCGCGTGGTGCGGTTACAAGGCGCAAGGAAGCGGCAACAAAGGCAGACGAGCACCAAGAGGAAATGATTACTGAGATACGCGAGGGATTCAAAGGGCTTTCAAAACGTGTTGACAACTTGCAGGATGCGCAGAGTAGCACCATGCGAACGCAGCTAATCCATTATGCGGAAAAATATTTTGAGCGTGGCTGGTTCACTCCCGAGGAACATGAGAGTTGGCATGACATGCATGAGCGGTACACTAAAATCGTTGGCGAGAATGGGTTTATCGACTCATATAAGCGTAAGTTGGATTTGTTGCCAGAGCGCGAGTTGGAGTCGGTGATTGCCGAGTATCAAGAGCAGAAGAAAAATATTTCTGGTGTGGTCTAAAATATTTCCCAAAGTTCTTTGAAATTGGGGCTTGCAATCCGCTGGCGTTCGTGTAGTATAGTTGTCAGAGGGAACAGAGGGTTCCCCGGAGTAGCCTAGGAGGGCATCATGGAGTACACGGTTGACAACGGCGTTAAGTTCGCAAAGCTTTCTGCAAAGCAGTATGGTCAACTCCTTTCCCTTGGTATCGGTGACATGTTCATTCGCAAGGCCGAAATCGTAGAGGTTCGTCATACGTTGGAGCTTATGGACAAGGATGCCGAGGAACTTCAAGCTATCCGCAACAGCGTGGTAAGGTATTTTGGTAGGCTTTCCAGCGAAGCACGCGAAATGCGCGACGTGCAGCTTTTCAACGACGTACACAACACCATGAGCGGTGTTACCGCTGTTATCGACCAGATGATTTACTGCTAGGTTTTCTTGGGGTGCTGGTTCCGATTTGGAGCTGGCACCCCTTTAGTGTTCGATTAGAGAGGATGTATCTATGCAGGATACGGCTAGGAGCGATTCTAAGCCGATTTCAGGCCATGTTGAGGACAATCGGGGTAAATATATCGACACATGCCCAATCGGTACCGTAGTGGCCTTTAGAATCGCTGAGAAGGTAAAGAGCGCTGAGATTGTGAAGCGCAACAGGCAGCACAGGCGGCTCAAGGTGCGCACTGCCTATGGTAAGGAGTTCGTCATTGACTATGAGGACGTGGTTTGGGTTAAGTTGAATAACCGTTGGCCGCGCGGAGTTTACAATTTGTTGAAAGGAATTACCGAAGATGGCACCGAACAGGAACAGCAAATCGAAAACGAGGATAACTAACGACCACAGTGCGGGTGTGCTTGCGTTCGAGTTCTTCAAGGATATTCAGGCGTTCCAGAAGAAAAAGGATTCCTTTGAGAAGCACAAGAAGAAAATCTATGAGCTGTTCGAGGAATATTTTCAGGCGTGTGGAACAAAGAAGATGGTGTATCAGAATCCAGAGGACGATAGCCTTTTGGGTGGTACCGTTACCGTTGTCCGTGTGCAAAAGACGAACATCGTCTGGAATATCGACAAGCTCAGGAAGCAGCTAGGAAAGAAGCTTTTCGGTAAGGTGTCGGTGAAGGAATATCAGATTATCGACATGCCGGGTTTGGTCGAATATCTTAAGTCCTGTGGCGTTGACCCAAACAAGTTTAAGCAGTACCTAAACGTTTCGGTTTCGGTGGATGATTCGGAGATTGACCGACTTTCGGAAATCGGCGAGATTACCGCAAAGGACATTGAGGGCTGCTACAAGGTGACAAAGGCAAAGCCTTACTTCAAATTCTCCTACAAGGCGAGCGGTGATGAATGACGGTGAGAAGCTTGCAAGGGTGTTGATGCATTACCGCCTAATCACCGACACTTACAGCTTGCAGTACAAAATCGTTTGTCCCTTCCACGCTGACCAGAATCCAAGCATGTTGGTTGATTTGTCCGATGGTCGTTGGTTCTGTTTCGGGTGTCAGAAGTCAGGTGATGCTCAGGGATTCGTAAGGCTGATGGAGCAGCAGTACCATGGGCTGAACGATTTGCAAGCCTACAAGCGGTATCAGAAAATATTGAGCAGCACGGAATATTCGGACATAAAGATTACGACGGCAACCAAGAGGGAAAGGAAAAGGCACAATGCGCAACTGTATGCGGAAGCCTATGATTTCTACCATGGTTTGTCTCAGGTCGATTGGACACGCGAGGATTTGCCAGAGTACATGCACGATTGCAGGGAATACATGCTACAGCGTGGATTCACGGCAGAGCAGTTGAATTCCTGTGGGTGCAGGTACACGTACCAGAGGAACTACGAATTGATTTTTCCGATGTATGATAATGGCAAGTTCCGTGGTTGGGTAAGCAGAACGAGGATTCCAGAAGTTGCGGAGAAAAGAAAATATTTGTACAACGAGGGATTCAGGCGAGCAACAACGGTGGTGGGCGAGTATCGGAATTGCAGTACCGTTTACATTGTGGAAGGGTACATGGACAGGCTAAAGCTTGTGCAGTTTGGAATACCAAATGCCGTTGCGATACTTGGTTGGAAAGCTTCAAACCAGCAGATACAGCGCTTGCAAGCACAGGGCATAAGGCACGTCATAAGCGCTTTGGACAATGACGATTGTGGGAGAAGGGGTACAGAGTGGCTACGTAAGCATTTCGTTGTTACAAGGTTCCGATATTTGAAGGGGATAAAAGACCCCGGTGATTTCACAGCGGAAACCTTTAGTCGTATGAATGGCCGTACATTGCATGAGTACAAGCAGAATGACCATGCAGAGTTGAAAGGAAATTAAATTATGGGCCTGATTGACAAGATGAAGCAGGACATTGCCAAGAGTGGCGGCAATCGCGGTAAGCTGATTTACGTTCGTCCTGATTCCAAGGTGCGCGTTCGCTTCCTCACTGATATGGACGATGGCTTTGAGGTTACTTTCCATGACTCCTATGCCAAGGGCGTTAATGTTCCGTGCCAAGAGCAGTACGGTCGTGCTTGCCCCTACTGTGATGATGAGGACTTGCGCACGCGCAGCATGTACGTGTGGAGCGTTTGGGACTATGAAGCCAAGGAGGTCAAGCTGTTCATGTTCGCGGTGAACAATTGCAGCCCCATTCCTCAGCTCATGGCCTTTTACGAGAACTACGGCACCATCACTGACCGTGACTATGTGATTGGCAAGACTGGCAAGGGTACCAGCACGGCATACAACGTTATCCCGCAGGACAAGAATAAATTTAGGAATGCAAAGGCCAAACCCTACACAGAGCGTCAGGTGCTCAAGATGCTTGATAAGGCGTATCCTGCTACCGACTTGGAGTATGACGATAGCGAGGACGAGGACGAGAAGCCCACGACCAAGCGAGCGGTAAAGCAGAAGGAATCCAAGCTCAAGAAGCAAGAGGAATCGTGGGAGTCTGACGATTCGGAGGACATGGACTATGATTCTATGTCCCCACGCGAGCTGTTCAGTCTTTGCAAGGAACGTGAGATTGACGTTGTTGCACGCAAGCCAAAGCGCTACTACATCAACCTTCTTGAGGAATGGGATGCGGCGCAGGACGATTGGAGCGATGAGGACGGCGATTGGTCGGACGATGAGGACGATTGGGAGGACGAGTAATGGAACCTGATTACCAGCGCGTGTTCGATTTCTTTACCATGTGGGGCCGTGTCCATGGTGGTCGTTCGCCTTTGGACTATGCACGCTCCAATGACTTCCGACACAGGAAGCACAGCCCTAATTACAGGCGCATGAAGCATCGTAGCAAGCGGTAAATTTAATTTGGGTAGCCTTTCGGGTTTGGTTTCGTGCTGAATCCGATTGGCTACCCATTTCGTGTTTGGTTGGAAAATGTACATCAACGACCGTTCAAACGCCTTGATTGTTTGGGAGTTCGTGGACAAGGGCTATTTGCTTCCAAAGGTGACGTGCAAATATAAAATCGGCGATTCGTTCCTAACGTTCGAGTATTCTGGCAACAGGCAGAAAAGGCAAACATTCAGGCTGTTCAGGTTCAGGGAAAAGACGGCACTGCAAGCGGAAAACGCCTTGATTCGCAAGCTGGAAAAGATGAACTGTTGTCCAGACGGAATGTTGCCAAGGCACATGCACGATTGCCTGTATCAGGTGTACTATGATTTGGGTTTGGAGTTCGGATACATTGCCAATCCGCTAAAGGAGTTGGGATAATGGCAGAGGTTGGGGATAATTTCTATGGGGCATGGAACAAGCTGTATGATTTGATGCTAAAGAATCAGCAGCACATGCTTTCTGGTGGCCTTTACGACGAATGCATAATGACGAGGGTACCGCCAAAGTTCGTGCAGTATTGCGGTGAGGTTGACTGTGAGAAGTGCGAGGTTCAGGACAACGACTGTTTGCCTTGGAACGTTCCGCAGGTCGCAGCCTACAACATTCTGCATCTGACTAGCGAGGTTTCGGAAATCCTGCAAGCCGACAAGCGTTGGAAGTCAATCAGGAAAGACCACGTGGACATGCAGAACAAGGCAGAGGAAATAGCGGACTGCTTCATTTGCCTTTTCAATGTCGCTATCTGGTCAGGAATGGATGCGCAGGACTTGCTTGGTGCGATAGTCAACAAGGCTCAAATATATTCGGAGCGAATCGAGGATGAGGTTAAGAAGGTGCGACAATGATTCTTGTTGTCGAGGGGATGCAGAATTCCTACCTTGATTCGTTCGTGCGCAAGGTGTTAGGAAAGACCGAATGGCCTTTCTACAACTATGCACCAGAGTATGTGGACACGTATAATCAGTTTCGAGCGCCTGAAACTGCTTGGTATCATAGCAGGAACAATCTTGTTTGTTCCTTTGAGCAGAACAACACGAAAGATGTTGTGGTTTCCAATCTCTGCTTTGAGGTTGTGGCAAGCGGTATTGTGGAACGTTGTTGGAGTGCTATGACCACCATTAGACGCGCTGAGAGCCTATTTAAGCGCCTATCTGACATGGGTGCGGTACTTGTTCTATGCAATGGGAAAGATGCCCTTAAATCGGCTCCTAACGCTTCTGGTGATGCGGTGGTGGAGTACAAGACAAAGGTTGCTCTGTTCGACTTGCTGTATAGTCTTTGGCCGGGTGAGAAAAGGCAGACAAGCGTTTTCGAGTTCGACCACACCATTTACAATCTGAGAATTTAAATTTAAGGAAGGTAGCCAAATGTTCGACCTACACAGGCATGACGAGTTCTCAACGTTTGACGGGTTTGGAAACGCCTTGGAATTGGCGAAGCTTGCAAAGGAGTTGGGGTATCAGTCGCTTTGCACGACAAATCACGGGAACACCAACGGATTGATTCAGACGTACAACGCATGCAACCAAGTGGGGATAAAGCCTATTCTTGGTGTCGAGGGGTATTTCCTTCCAGTGCTCAAGGAAAAGCAGCGCGGTTACCACATGTGCATGATTGCTAAGGACTTGGTTGGGTACGGAAACATAAATCGCATGCAGTACGAGGGCGAGCAGCAGAAGTATTACAATCCGATTTGGACTTTCGAGACGCTTGAGAAGTATCACGACGGGTGCATTTGCACCACTGCATGTGTAGCTGGCTACCTTTCACAGGCTTTGTTGAGGAACGCACGACCACAGGCAAAGCGATTCCTTCTGAGACTCAAGGAAATATTCGGCGAGGATTTGTATGTGGAGATACAGCCCTACAAAATCACCGATGTTGGCGTGCAGGAACGTGTGAACAGGATGAGTTGGGAGCTTGCGAAGGAATGCGGTGTCGAATGCATTCTGACGAGCGATTCCCACAGGGGTAGGCGTGACGATTTCCCAACCTACATGGTCATGCATTCGGTTGCCAATCACAATTTCGAGGACATAGAGGGGACGTACAAGGAACGCTACATGCCACACCCAACGGAATTGAAGCGCCGATTCGTTGCCATGCATCGTAAGGACTTCAAGCACAAGGGACAGGCGCAGCGTTTCGCGGATAGGTGCTACCACAACCTTGATTTGATTGAGCAGCGGTGCGAGGACGGGTATCTAGAGGATTTGCCGTTGCTGTTGCCCAAGCTCCATGGCAAGGGCGAAAGCTCAATGCAGGTGCTAATCAAGAAGGTTCAGCAGGGCCTTAGAAGTCGTGGCGTGTACCAGAAGGAATATATCGAGCGCTGTAAGGAGGAATTGAAGGTAATCAAGTTCCATGGTTTCGAGGATTATTTTCTGATGGTCGCTGACTACACGGTTTGGGCCAAGGAAAACGGAATCGGAGTTGGGCCGGGCCGTGGCTCTGTGTGCAACTGCCTTGTTGCCTATGCCCTTTACATCACTGAGGTTGATTCTCTGTATTTCGGTTTGGACTTCCGTAGGTTCCTACGCATGGACAAAAGCTCTTTCCCCGATATCGACCTTGATTTCGTACCTTCACGCAGACATGACGTAATCCAATACATTTGCGACAAATACGAGGGCAAGGCCGCTAAGATTTGCTCCTATGGCCTGTATAAGGTCGATAACCTTCTGAACGACCTAGCCAAGGTCTGCATGGTCGGAAACTACGAGGTTGACGATAGGGGAAACGAAAAGTTCGTCGTTGACAAGCGAGAGCTGGCAGAGATAAAGCGTTTCGCCAACACGTGCATAAACGACGATGAGACTATAAACATGGAGCTTATTTCGGTCGCTCCACAGGCTAGGGAATGGAACAGGAAATACAACGATATCCTTGTGCATTTCTCTAAGCTGTATCGCAAGGTTCGATTCATCGGCACCCATGCGGCGGGTGTGGCTGTGACAGACGGCGATATATTGGACTATGTTGCCCTAAAGGTAAACTCAGATGGCAGCGTGCAGACCGCTTACGACTTGACAGACCTTGACTCAATTAACCTTGTGAAGTTCGATATCTTGGGACTTAAGACCATGGAATCAATCATGGACTTGCGTGAGTCCACAGGCGTTACCGTTGACTATCGTGAGGTGGTAAAGGACGAAAACATTTTCCGTGCGTTCCGTGAGGGTAACTGTGATGGTGTTTTCCAGTTTGAAAAGGCAACGGTGCGCGGAATATTGGAGTCCATCGGCTGTGATTGCTTTGACGATTTGTGCGCGGCAAACGCCATGAACCGTCCCGGGCCTTTGTCCCAACACATGCCAGAAATGTATGCAGCGAACAAGCAGGACACTACGGAAGCAGAGCAAAGCGCATACTGGCAGTACACGGCTAACACATACGGAACCATCGTTTACCAAGAGCAGGTAATGCAGATTTGCGTAAACCTTGGTGGCATGGAGTGGTCGGAAGCCGACGAGATAATGAAGCTCATGAAGCACACCGATGCTCAGGCTGGTGGTCAGGAGGTAGAGAAGCGCAGGAAGCGCAAGGCAGAGCTTGGGGAAAAGTTCATTTCCCATGCTATCGAGAACGGCATGGAGGAACGTGAAGCCAATGCGCTGTACGAAAACCTTTTCTCCTACACGTTCAACCAAGGCCACGCAACCGGGTATTCCCTTGTGTCCGTAGAGGAAATGTTTTACAAAATCTATTACCCAACCGACTATTGGTTTGCAAAGCTCAAGTATGCGCGTGACGCTTCCCAATACCGTCAGTTCTCAGAGCGTGCCGTTGCCGATGGTGCCGTGGTGTTCCTTCCTCATGTGAACTACTCCACAGAGGGTGCCAGAATCCGAATCGTGGAGGGCGAGAAAACCATTCAGCAGGGATTGCGCGAAATCAAGAACGTTGGCGAAAAGGCGGCACAGGCGATAGTGGAGGAAAGGAAGCGCGGTGGAATATTCACCAGCCTAGACAACTTCCTAGACCGATGCACCGGGAAGGGCATGAAGGTCAACAAGCGAACGGTAGAGGTGCTAAAGGAGCATGGGGCCTTGGAGTTCGACAAGAAGCGCTACATTACGCGAGTGACCAAGTACAACAGTACGCTACTTGCAAGCTCCATGCGCTGACGGAACGAATTCAGATTCTCACTTGCATTCTCAGACGGATTGGCTATAGTGGTTCTACCCCGTAAGTTTCCGATTAGGAAGGTGTGTGAAAAGTGAAAGCAAAGGTAACGATGGTGGTCGAGCGTGAGATTGGCGAGTTGCCCAAATCCTGTTCCGTGTGCCGTTTCGTGGACTTCTGTGATGGCATTGTGGCAGACATGACCAAGGCAGGAAATCAGTTCAAGGTGGCGTACACGCGCAAGTGTGCCAAGAACTGTCCGCTTGAGGTAGTAGAAACAACCGACTAAATTTAATTTTGGGAATCATGCCCTTCTGTGGTGTGGTTCCCTTTTCTGTCTTGAAAGGACGTAAAGGAAATGCCGCTTAACCAAATCGTGTCCTATGGTGTCATGTTCGTTGTTGGTTGCATGGTTGGATTCTCTGTGTGTTCATGCATCGTGTGCGCAGCCCTTGAAGCGCGTGGGGAGTTCGACAATGAGGAATAGGAGGGATTGGCAGTACACGCTTGCTGCATGGGCTATATTCATCGTTATGGTGCTCATGGTTCTTATTCCGTTCGCTATCGTGTGGGCGATACTTCCAGACTAGCGTTAGAAGCGTTCTAAGCCCTTCTGAGGGCTTGTAAGTGGCTGTGTGGGTTAGTAGTCGATTAGACAGAGAAAGGGGCCTTAGAATGGATTACGTGGCCTTGATTGAGAAGCTAGGTGAGATTGCGCAGTACGTTTGTCCCGTGTTGGATATCCTGTTCATCATGCTCATCGGTTGGGCGGTAATCAGCCTTGTGGTAGAGCAGGTGCAGGAGCGCGAGCGCATGAAGCGTGCGCACAGGCGGCATGAAATGTTCATGCGCGAGTACCACGCAAGGAGGAACCAGAATGGCCGCTAAGACCAACAAGGCAAAGATAATGGAGCTGTGCGCGAAGATAAACAAGCGCGAGGGCGAGGGAACGATTTATTCCCTAGGCTCAAAGCACGCGAACCTAAAGATTCCCCGTTGGAGCACAGGCATTGAGGACTTGGATGCAATCATAGGCGGTGGTATCCCGGAAGGTCGTGTGATTGAGGTTTTCGGGCCAGAGGGAAGCGGTAAGACTTCCCTTCTGTATCACCTTGCATCCCTGCATGACTTGGCTTTGGACATTCCCATTGAGGGAACGTTTGACGCAGAGCGTGCAAAAATATTTGGCAACCGTCCCAAGCAGCTCCTAATCTATCGTGCGCGTTTCGGCGAGGATGCTTTCAACAAGGCTTTGCAGTTCGCAAAGGCTGGTATTCCCCTGATTGGCATTGATTCCGTTCCTTCGCTTCTGCCAAAGGAGGACGTTGAGAAGGTGTACAAGTCCGCTGACAGGGACACGATAGAGGAACAGCGCATTGGTGGTACCGCACGCCTTATCAACAAATATTTGCCGCCAATAGAGGAAATCATAGAACACACAGGCACGACCTTAATATTCACCAATCAGGTGCGCGACAAGATGAACGCCATGCTCTTTGGCGAGAAAACCGACACTCCCGGTGGCCGCAAGTTAAAGCATGCCTGTAGTCTCAGGATTCAGGTTGCGCGTAGGGCATGGATTGAGGTGCCGAACAAAGACCCAAGGAACAGCGCGGCAAAGGAGAAGATAGGAATAATCATCAAATGCAAGGTGGTCAAATCCAAGGTTTCAAATCCTATGGGCGAGTGTGAGATTCCTTTGTTTTTCGACCGTGGCTTTGTGTCGTTCTCTGACCTAAAGGAAGTAAGGGCAGAGATAATGAAGCAGCGTAACGAGCAGTTCGGTCGTGGTCGCAAGGCAGCATCAGACGAGTGGGAAGATGAGGAATGATTTAATGTCACCTGATGTTCACTTGAAAGATGCATGGGACTTGTACGCTAAGGTCATGGACGAGATACTTAGCGAAATGGGCGTGAATGGTCAGGATTGGACACGCGAGGACTTGCACGACCTAGCACGCACAGGCTTTGCGGAGTTCCAAAAGATTTACGACGAATTCATTCTGTGGGTTATGTACGGCAATGACAAGAAAGCTCATACCATGGCTATGTTGAGGGCCATGAGGAACAAGAAAGGTAGGCGGTATTGATGGCTGGTTGCATTGGTGGCTTGGAGGATACGAGTCCTTTGGGAATCAAGCTCAGGAACACTCCCGCTTCTAGTTTCGATGGAATGGAAAAGCAATACGACAAGGTTAATCCAGACCATTACAAGCATCATGCCATGGAGTGCATAGATGAAATGCTTGCACTGTATGGGCCTGTGTATACGCTTGGGTTCTGCATTTGTTCGGCGCACAAGTACCGTTATCGTGCTGGCTACAAAGTTGGTGAGTGCGCGGAGATAGATTCTCAAAAATCTGATTGGTATGTTGCAAAAGCTAAGGCAATCCGTGACAAGTACGGAATAAACCAGTAATCAGCGAAAGTCCCTATGTTGGAAGGTGAAAATAAATGTTTGTGATAGACGTACCATATTTCTCAATACGACAAACATTTTTCAGTGGTCAGACGTTGTTATGGGAAAGGCATGACCGTAACGCAGACCATACCAGATACACCATCCAGCATGGGGACAAGCTCTTGGGTGTCGCACAGAAGGGCGATAGGCTGCTGCTGAATTGCACGGAAGATGAGTTCTTTGATGTGTGGTTCCAGTATTTCGACCTAGGCACCGACTACCAGAAGATAAATCGTAGCCTTATGGACTGTCAGGGATACATGCGAGAGTATGCGACGTATTCCAGCGGTGTCCATGTAATCAATCAGAATCCGCATGAAGCCATACTAACGGCTATCCTTCAATACTCACAGTACAGGTCGGAAGCAAAAAGACTTATGCGTTGGCTGTGCGAGAATTGCGGCGATGAAAGCAGGAAGCTTGTAAAGGGTTTGGGTTCCGTCAAATATTTTACCGTTCCCACAATCGAGCAACTAAGCTTTAAGCTCTGGCTTATCGGCGAAACCTTCTTGGATGTTGAGTTTCCCACAGACCAACAGGCGGCAGACGCTTGCACGATGGATTTGGTTTACAACTACGTTTGCGCATGCGCTGATGGGTATTTCAATCCCAATGATTTGCAGGAGCATTGGTCAGACCAACAGTTGCTTATGGACTTGCGCATGTGGGAATGGTTGCCAAACGAAAAAGTTAGAAAGCGCGTGATGCTGTATGGCTATGGTCGGAAGAACATTTTCCCAATCTCAAAGTTCATGGACGATAAATTAAAGAAGCATGCTCACATGGACGCTGACACATTCTGTGATTGGTATTTGCAGGACAGTGGGTATAAGGGGTATGCTAGTGCTTACGTGATGTACAAGTTGTTGAATCCAATCGAAAGGCAGGACAAATGGGTTTGGTAGACCAAATCAAGAAGGAAGCGCAGGACAAGCGCGTTAAGGTTCAGGATAACGATTGCAACGCTTTCGATGCCTTGCTGAATCAGGCTTTCTTTCTTGAGAAGGACATAGAGGAAGAAACGCGATTCCTCAAGATGGTAATGACCAGAGGTGCAGAGACGCAGGAACGCATAGGGTTGCACGCTTCCAACATGCTTGTTTCCGATAAGAAGTTCTGTCTACGCTCACAGGTGCTAAGTCTGATTTACCGCCAATTGCAGGGCGAGCAGATATCAGCCGGGTTGAAGCGAATATTCGAGGAAGGTAACGCGATTCACGAGAAGTGGCAAAGGCTTTTCATTCGTGCCGGGTGGTCACGTGCAGAGGATTTGGACTTCACGCAGTACAGCGAAGAATACATGATGAGTTACACCCCTGATATCATCTGTAGGATTCCGAAATTCTACGATGGCGAAATGGTGGGGGAAATCAAGTCTGTTAACACGTTTCAGTTCACGAGGATGGAGCGGCACCCTAGCGCATGGAAGCAATGCCAGTGGTACATGCACCTAGAGAAAATCAAAAAGGGTTTCGTTTTGTCCGAGGACAAGAACACGCAGGATTTCAAGGTAGAGCTTTACGATTACGAATATCCATTGGTTAAGCCTTTCGTTGAGCGTGCAAAGGGAATCGTTGAAGCCTACCATCGTGTGTTCGACGTTCACAAGATGCCCAAACGACCAGAGGACGCAAAGAGTCCGCAAAGCCTTAGGTGCAAGACGTGCGTTATGCGTGACGCATGTTGGAACATAAACAATGGCCGAATTCGTATTGAAGGATAAATTCAAATGGCAAAGCAAAAGGTAGAGCAGGTAATACCGCCAAAGAAGCGCTTCATGGATGGATTCAGGGACTTGTGCCACGCAAGGCATCAGTATCCCGTATGGGCTGACCTTTGGGAAATGTTCGCGTTGACCATAATGAATCCGCTCACAAAGCAGCTCTATTCGGAATCAGAGGAATTGCAAAAGGTCTGGCAGGAACGAGAGGACAGGTACCTTTCCATAATCAAGAAGTACAAGAAGGACGAGGTACAGACGATTACGGAAATGTTCGCCGCTCTGGTCGAGGAATTCCAAATCCATCCTTTCCAAGACTTCGCTGGTCAGATTTACATGGAGTTGGGAATCAGCAACAACAACGCTGGTCAGTTCTTCACGCCTTATTCGGTCTGTGGCCTTATGGCACAGGTGACGCAAGACCACGAAAGCATACGTCAAACAGTCAAGGACAAGGGTTGGTACTGCATGTACGACTGTGCATGTGGTGGCGGCGCAACCATGATTGCTGGCCTTGAGCAAGCCAATAACGAGTTCCACCGATTGAATTGGCGTAATCACGTGATGGTGAACGCCAACGACATAGACATTGTTTGCTGCTCCATGTGCTACGTGCAACTTTCCCTTATCGGCGTGGCCGCTATCGTTACATGCTCCAATGCCCTCATGCAGGGCGAGGTTAACTTTTACAAGGAGCCTGAGAAGGTTTGGTTTACTCCTGAATATTTCTCAGACGTTTGGGTTCAACGCAGATTCTGGCATGGGTACGACATGAACATGTGGGGAAACAAGTACGCTGGAATCCGTGGCCTGTTCAGGTCTTTGGAGGAACCATTGTCTAAGGCCGAGGAAGCGGATTCATCTGAGAGTGAAGATGATGAGTGGTCAGAGTATGACGATGAGGATTGGGAATAGGTCTGTAAGGCCATGAGAAGCCATTTAAGCCCTTCTGAGCTGTCACATGGGTATTTGTTCGTTTGCCTGTGTGTAACGTCTCAGAAGGGCTTATGTTCGTTCTAGGGGAGGTATCAGGAAATGGCTAAGTATTGTCCGATTAGGCTTGACCAAGTGCTGTATCAGGATTGCGTTGAGTGTCCAGACCAGAGGAAGTGCAAGCTTGCTAGGATGCCTAGGAGCGCCACAGGCCGTTGCGAGCGTTGCGGTAAGTTCGTTGATTTGACCTACAGGCAGCACGTATATCTGGTTAACGATTGCAATACGTTCGTTTCTGGTGGCTTTGGGTACGTGAAGCCGGGAGACAAGTATTATTTCGGCACACCTGCATCTGGTGACTCAGGAAAGACGTTTGGTTTCCATGACATTTTCCTTTGTCAGGATTGCCAACATGAGTTCACCAGTTGGCTACGTGACCCAAGGACACAGCAGTATCCAGAAATCAAGGTCGGGAAAGGGCCATACAATCAGGTCGTTATCGGCATTGACGAGTCATACCAGAGCACAGGCGTTTGCGTGGTGTGTGACGGAAAAATAAAGGTCGTGAAATCGTATTCCACTGGTGCTAGGAACCGCGATTCAAACATTCAGGCAATCTCATATCGTAGGATGCTGCATTACTGGTTGGATAACCTTTTGAGTGCGATTGAGCAGAAGCTTTGCCGTGACTACGAGTATCCAGAAAAATTAACTGAGGAACAGATAAAGAACGTCTGGAACGGCACGCCTATCCAGTATTACGGCAAGGCCATTGAGCCTAGGATTGTGGTTTGTTTCGAGCGTATAAGGACGTTCTCACAGGGCCATATTTCGGCAAACTACATGATTCGCACTGGTGGCCTTGTCGCTACGATTTTGGACGTGTGCTCAAGGCATGGCGTTGAGTGCTATTCGGTGGACACGAGGGCATGGAAAAAGGCTTTCTGTGGCACGAGCAAACCAGCTACGAAACGGAATCGCTATGGCGTTCCCGATGAGAAGTGGCCTACGGTTCAGGAATGCTTGAAGATGGGCCTTAAGTCCAAGATAGTCCGCTACTTGGATGAGCCAACCAAGAGGAAGCGTGGGATATTCGTTGCCAAGGATGGCCGTCAGGCGTACATAGACCACGATGCCTGTGATGCGGTTGGAATAGCCATGTGTGCCATAGAGCATCCCGAGAAGTTGCAGGGCGAGAGCAGGAAAGGAAATCTGGAATGGTAGGAATAAATTTAAATCCGTCAATCTGTGTGGCAATCGTTCAGTACGTAATCGTTGCCTTGTCGGTCAAGATTGCGCACGACACGAAACGCTCTGTCGATTGGTGGGTGGCGTTCAGTTGGGCAATGACGGCTACCCTGTGGCTGGTGCAGGGACTTAACAACCTTAGAATGGGGCTGTGAGGGCATGGGAGCGATTCTGAGGGCCTATGAAGCTGCTAAGGCAGTAGGGGAGCACCACAAGATTCCGTTCGCTCTGGCGGGTTCTCATTGGCTCACAGAGCCTAACGGCGATTTGGTGTTGAACAGCGACGGAACACCCCACACCTATTGGGATTGCAAGTTCGTCCTACAGACAACGTTGGACAGTGGTAGGTACATGCGTGACGGAATCCGCTACGTGATTGAGTTTTTCGGCGGTTACGATGGCGTGTGGCTGAGCAGAACGGAAAGCTTAGAGTCATTGTCCAAGCCCTTGAGTTGCCGATACTACGGTTTCAACGTGGGTGACTCCCCACACCAGCCCTTCTTTGGGTACGACTACCGTGGTCAGGAGTACACGTATGACGATGTTTGTGGAGATTACAAGGAATTTCGCCAACAGAACGCCTACAAGGAGATATCCGTTTGGGAGTGTTTCGACACTCAGATGCTATTAAATTTGGTAAATGGCAACTGGAATAAATTTCTTGGGAACCGAAACCACAGGCAGATAAAGCCTTGCAAGTCACATATTCGTATGGCAAAAGCAATCAAACAGCGATTGATAAAAACGCTCTTACATCATGAAGTGATTGAGAAAAAGGGTACGGAATACGTTATCCACTGGTCAAGGAAAGCCGATTTTGCGGTATTCGAGCACTACCATGCAATCCATTCGTTGCCGTATGACCCACAAAGGAACGCTGGAATTGTTCGTGTTCTCAAGGAAAACGCAAAAACCACCCCAAAAGTGACCTACAACTACGTAGGAATCCAACACAAAAACTATCCGATGAAGCGTAGGCCGACGCTTGAGGAATTGCGTAGGCTGATGGATTTGGATTCGTGCAAGAGTGTGCAAAGCCTGATGGTGCAAAACGGATTCACCGACACCTACAACTGAATTAAATTTTCCTTCCCGGGAGAGGGGAAGGGGGACTATAGGGGGTTAGGGTAAGGGTGTAAGGTAGCAATGTAGTAAAAGTAGCTAAACAAACAGAAAGCAAACAGACACATAGAAAAACAACTAGTGGTATTTGTGGTAAGAAAACAAACAGGAACAAAACAACCTTGCTTGTGGTGTAAGAACCAAACAGATTAATTGCTTGTGGTAGGAAAGTAACAGCAAACAGAAATAATTTTGCAGTGAAGTTCAAAAGTTCGTAAAGATTTAGCGCGGAAGTTTCCCAAGATTCTCGCTTGCATCGGTTGCGACACTCTGCTAAGATGGACTTGTCCAGCAAGCACCTATCCTATTTGGAGGTACCGACAATGAAGCAGACCAAATCCGACAATGGCTACAAGGTCGTAAGCTTCAACTCCCTTGGTGAGTTCTACGATTACATCACCACCACCGAAACCAATGCGGCATTCACCGATGCAAGGCTTTCGAGCTACGAGGGTAGCGAGGAATTCACCAAGACGGCAAGCTTTGAGGATGCCGTTAAATTGTTCCGTGAGGGATGGAGCGTTCAGGCACAGGATTTGACAATCCAGCTTGCCAAGGCTGAGAAAAAGGCACAGGCACAATCCGTGAATCGTCGGTGCTACGATGTTGCTGGTGGTTTCGTTTCGGTTCCCCGATACATTCAGGGTAAGCCCAACTGCATGATTCGCATGAAGAAGCAGCAAATCAAGCAGCGTGTGATTAACCTTTACAAATCCGTTGACTACACTGGTTCGACCAGTGCCGACACCATCATTGAGGAATCCGTAAAGGCCATGCAAATCATCAAGCGCGTTGAGTCCCTTGGTTATCGCGTGAACCTTTTCATCACAATGGGAATCCAGACCCACAACGGAACGTACAAGACAATCGTGAACATAAAAATCAAGGATGCTTCCGAAAAGCTCAACGTTTCCAAGCTTGCTTTTCCGCTTGCACATCCTTCCATGCTAAGGCGTTTGATGTTCCGCTTCATTGAGGTTTCCCCATTCACCAACACCAGAAAGTACAACTGGAATTATGGTTCGGTCGTTCATTCGCACACGATGCGTCAAGCGCTGATTTCCGAATCTGGTACGTACTTCCTTCCTAGCTTCATTTATTGCGACACGGCAAAAATCACAAGCCTTGACGATTTGGAGCAGTTCGGCGGCAACTTCGCAAAATAGGCCAGAAAATGCCAGAGTCCGAAAAATATTTTGTGTCAGAGCAAAAATTTTCGGATTCTGGCTTGTTTTTATTTTTGGGAAGCGTAATATAGTTGTTGTCAGGCAGACAAACCCAAGTGCCTAGGAGGGCAGCAAACATGACCGAGCGCACCAACACAATCACCGTCAAGACCAACACCAACCAGACCGTTTCCCTTTCCTACAAGAACGATTCCCTGCGTTCCGTGAACAACTTCACCATCGTTTCGTTCCGCAAGGGCGGCAAGGGCATTCAGGCCAAGGCAATGTTCGGCAACAGCACGACGGTTTACAACTACAACCAGAAAATCATGAAGCAGGGCAAGCGCGTGTATGTCCGCATGACTGGCATGAACATCTATTTCGACCTTGCCACTCTGGAAGTCACGGAAGCTATCAAGATGGTCGAGGTTTCTGGCAAGCGTCGCGGCAACAACGGCAACGCTTCCAAGCCCGAGAGCAAGCCCGAGGTTGACGGTGCAATCACCATCGAGCTTCCTTCCACTGCCGAGAACGTCAAGCCCGAGAACATCATCACCGAGGACAAGCCCGAGGATGGCCCGATTCGTCACGCTCAGTACGACACCATCAAGACCTGCCTTGAGTGCGGAATTCCCGTGTACCTTGGTGGCCCTGCTGGCGCTGGTAAGAACTACACGGTAGAGCAGATTGCCAAGGAGCTTGGTTGGGACTTCTATTTCGCCAACAGCGTGCAGGACGAATTCAAGCTGACCGGGTACAAGGATGCCAACAGCAACTACAACGAGACTGAGTTCTATCAGGCTTGCGTGAACGAGCGCGATTGCATTTTCTTCCTTGACGAAATCGACGCTTCCACTCCCGAGGTTCTTGTTCTTCTGAACGCTGCAATCGCCAACGGCTATTTCAACTTCCCGGTTGGTCGCGTTGAGTTCGACCACGTTCATTTCGTGGCCGCTGGCAACACCATGGGCAACGGTGCCGATGATATGTACACTGGCCGCATGAGCCTTGACGGTGCCACGCTTGACCGATTCGTTATGATTGAGTTCGACTATGACGAGCGCGTTGAGCTGAACCTTGCCAAGGGCAATCGTGAGCTGGTGGACTTCATGCACGCCATGCGCGAGACTTGCAACAACCTTGGCATCCGCGCGACGTTCTCTTATCGTGCAATCATCAGCGTCACCAAGCTTGAGGGTGCTGGTATGGACACGGCAACCATCATCAGGATTGCGGTTGTCAAGGGAATCGACAAGGACACCTTGCGCACCATTCGTCCCAACCTTTCCAACAAGTACACCCGCGCACTTCTCAAGCTGCAAGCGGCATAGCAGAGAATCAGGGAATGGGGTACCCAAGCGGTACCCCTTCCTTTGGTCTTAAATTTAAATCGGCAAGCGAAACGAAAAGGAGAAAAGGAAATGCCGAGAATAGATTTCGAGTCCCCAAGGTGGATGTATCAGGAACGTAGGCAGCATTTCAGCCACATAGAGCGTAGGGTGCTGAGTCTTGGATTCGTGGCCTATGTGCTAGGGCGTGCCGATGCCCTGCCAGATGGAACGTTCGATTACGAGCTGGCCGAACAGCTTGCGCAGATGATTTGGGATTCAGACGATTACAGCGAATCTGATTTCGAGCAATCCAAGTATTACTATTGCATGGATATATTCGATGGTAAGAACGTGGTGGAGTGCATAAATTCGCTAACGCCATTCGACAGGCGAAACATTGCTGGTATCGCAAACCACATAGTACAGGCATACGACCACATGCAGGAGATAAACTAAATGGCCATAAAGCAAAAGGAGCTGTACAACAAGCAGCACGCATTAAATAAATGCGTTGGGTTTGACTATGATTTGATTCCAATGGACGAGAAGCGCAAGCCCATAACGTTACGATTCAGCCTGTATGGTGACGATGTGAAGGGCAATCCTGTTTGGCGTGTCCAATGGCACAAGCTGGAATCCACAGGCTTTGACGATGTGCGCACGCTTGGCTATTCGCTCTGCTATGCAATGCCCATGGGGAACATGCCCTTGGTGATGGTGTGTGCCTATGGTCTGAGGATGCTTGCTGGTGCGTTTGCCGAAACCATACAGGACATGAGCGCACATGAGTACATGTGCTATGAGCTGACAAAGGACATGTGAGGAAAATATTTTTCCGTGACGAATATTGACCTGCATTTATTTTCCATGGTATATTTTGTCACGGTGGAGAAGGGGCCGCGCTATAAAGGGGTAATCGAGAATGGCTAAGAGAAGCGGCAAGTTTTACTACCAGAACGAACGCGAGGTGTTGGAGCGCCTTGGGTTGCGTCAGGTGCCGGGAAGCGGCAACGGTTGGGTTCAGAAGGAGGATGGGGAGTCAGAGGACATTCTCTGCCAACTGAAATCCACGGACGCGCAATCAATCAGGGTGCAGAAGTTGGACATTGAGAAGCTTGAGTATCACGCCATGGTTTCGCACAGGCTCCCGGTGTTCGCAATCAACTTCCTTTCCGACAACTCCACGTATCTGCTTGTAAGCCCTGAGAGCCTTTTGGAGGTGGCAGAATACTTGGAAACGGGTAACAAGCCACAATCGGTAGACGAGGGCCTTAGAATTGATTCTGTGGCTTCTCAAGGGCATCACAGGGTTATTGGGAGTGGCGCAGAAGCGCGTATTCAATTGGAGAACGAACGCAAAGCAAAATGGCAGAAGGGAAAGAGCGCGACATGAGCACGGAAAGGGAAATCAGCATCCGTCAGGTGGTCACGTACCAGAACCACAACAGGCGCAACAACGGTGCCGTGACCTTAAATTTAAATTCGGAGTATTCCGAGCTGGTACACACCATCGAGCTTCAACAGCTCTTGAGCCAAGACATTTACATCGTGGCGAAGGTGGCCGGGGAACGTGCCTACAAGTTGGGCTTGTTCAGGCTCAAGAAGTCCACCATCCTTGACGATGGCGAATCCAAGCTACAGTTCGAGGGCCTATCGGATTATGTGGAGGTTGACAACCTAAACCACTTGCCGCTAAAGTCTGACGATGTGCCGCAGTTCGTCGTTACCTACACGGCAACGGTCGAGATTGAGGACGATGAAGAAGAAGAATCGGAAAATTGGGAAGATGATGATTGGGGTGATGAGTGATGGCAGACGTTACTTACACCGAGCTTGCGAAGTGCAGGGCAACCAAGAACCGAAACGTCGTGATTTCGGGTTGTTCCAAGGGTGGTTACACGATTGCGCAGCAGCTCAGGGTAATCGAGGACGATAAGATTATCTCTGTGTTCATGAAGGGCGCTATCGTGTTCGAGAACCTTGAAGCCCTTAAGGGCCTACGTGATGCCCTGAACGACGCGATTGATTACGAGTCGGCTGATGAAGCCGAGGATTGGGACGAGGAATAAAAATAAATGCGTTTCCTCAGATTCCCGATTGTTTTTCTAGGTGTGGAGTGCTAGGATTTGTCCTAGCGTAAAGGCAATGTGGTAAGCGCGAGAAAAGGAGAAACCAAGATGGCAGCTTACACAGTCAAGGATTTCGTAGTTGCGATTCGTGAGAACGACACGGAAGCAATCGCCAACCTTGCATCCAAGTATCCCGTACCGTTCGCAAAGATTGCGGCGGCTGTGGCACTGGCACCCGATGCCATGGCAGACGTTGCGGAGCTTATCGGTGACGCGACCACTGGTATCAAGATGAACAACGCTGCAAAGGCCGTGTGGGGCGCTGAGGGCGCTTCTAAGCCCGCTATCGTTGAGGATGCGGACGAGGACACCGACGAGGACGAGAAGCCCGCCGAGACGGCTCCCAAGCGCCGTGGCCGTCCGCGCAAGGCGGCAGCTACCGAGGAAGCGGCAGAGAAGCCCGCACCCAAGCGCCGTGGCCGTCCCAAGAAGCAGCCCGAGCCTGTTGAGGAAGTCGAGGACACCGACGAGGGCGAGGACAACCCCTATGAGGGCATGAAGGCTCCCGAGCTGTACAAGACCTGCAAGCAGCGCGGCATTGACACCAAGCCACGCCAAAAGGCACAGGTGTACATCGACCTTCTGATGGCCGACGATGCAAAGGCCAATGACGATGATGATAATGACGATGAGGACGATTGGGACATTTAGCGTAAGCCTAGGTAATTAGGCTGAATTCCCGAGTTCGGAACCATCTGATTTATAAGGGCGAGGGCGCAGGGATGAAGCGAGTAGCTAACGTGGATTCCCTGCGTTACCCCTATTGAGAGGGCGCAAATTAAATTTAAATCGCAAAGGAAAACCAAAATGGCGCTGACACCTGAGAGGGTATTGAAAGCGGATTTCCGCAAGGATTCAGACAAGCAGGGAATCCAAAGGGCATTGAGGAACTTCAAATCGTGCCGAGACTATCCAATGGATGAGGATTTACCGTTCCAATCGGTTGAAAAACTCTTGTCAAGTATGATGCTCAAATATGCGATTGACCCACTGGACTTTTTCGCCGTAAAGCAGGATGGGAACGAATCGAACATAGTTTGGTCGTGCGGCATCAAAAAGCTTGACGGTCATTCTTGGTTAGGTACGGCATATGGCCTTACGCTGTATGAGGTCGTTTGCAAGGTTGTGTTGTTCCTGTTTCTCAACATCAAAAGCGGAGCAATAGGATTGAGGAATGAGACAACGCATTTACACTGACGGTGCTTGCACCAATGACAGGTTCGGTGGTTGGAGTGCAATCTTCTACACCCATAAGGGCGTTGTTATTTACGGTGGGAACGGGAGTGAGACAACCAACAACCGAATGGAACTTAGGGCGATAATTGAAGCCCTGAAAAGGATAGTTGACTACGATACGTGGTATTTCGGTAGGTACAACAAATACCCCGACATTAAGTATGAGATTTTCTCAGATAGCGCGTATTGCATCAACTGTATCTGCAATCGCTGGTACATCGAATGGCGCAACAACCATTGGAGAAACGCAAAAGGGGACGAAATCAAAAACCCGGACATGTGGGATGAGTGCGGAACGTTGATTGAGTACGTTCAGGATGCGGGAATCCCGGTAAGGTTCTTCAAGGTCAAGGGCCACAGTGGTAACCCTCAGAACGATTTGGCCGACATGGTTGCACGTTCTGAAAGTCTGAAAGCCAAAATGGGGCTAGGTTAGGGTGGTATTTCGTATGGATTCTACAGAGCAGTTAAATTCAAATTCCAATACAGGCGGTCAGAAGAAAATATTTCGTGCCATGGTGCGTGATGCCTATTTTTCCTTTCGTAGGTTCATGCGCAGGAATTGCAACAGTTTCGCCAACGTGATGGTTGTGGTGTGTCCGTTCCTGTTCCTCTGGTTGGGGATTGACGGAATGGCTAAGCGCGGGTACTTTGCGATAGGCGGCGAGTGGTTCCTAGGCTTGTTCTGGATTCTGACCATATGGGCTTTAAAGTCCTACGCAAGGCACGTTAACCGTGCCGACAACATGCCAGTCCCGGTGGAGCGATTCACGCGACTTGACACCGATGGTAGCTACTCAATGCAGCAAGACAGAATCTATGAGCTTGTGCTTTTCATGGGTGACTACGAGGATTGGCTAGAGCGGATGGGCCACAGGTTCTAACCCGCTTAAATTTAATTCGTTGCTTAACGGAATACGCCACTGTTCCGTATGGCATAGGGATTCCCAAGCGTCAGTATCCGGTTTGCTTGCTGTCTGTCAATCGTGCGCTTGGGAATCCCATTTTCTGTTTTGGCTGTGATGGGTGCTTGTGCTTGTGTCGATTGCCAAACCACAAGGGTGCTAGAGCAATCGTAAAAACAAGTCTTAGGCACCCTGCAAGGCTAAGGTTGGTCGAGTCTGGCATTTTCGGGGAGTGCAGGGATTCCCAACCTACAAGGCCGTGTTGCAAATCCTTCCTTTCGTTGAGACTGAACGCGCATGGTTGCCTTGTTGAAAAACTCCTTTCTTGCTTCGGTCTGATTGGGAACCTCCTTTCACTTGGCATACTCACACAGCACAGCAAATCATGGGTGCAAGCATCCACCACAGCTAAAATATTCCTTGCATTCCAGTGCAAAAGGCGTATCATTGTTCTTGACAGGCAAGTTTCCTACTTGGAAGGTGGCACAGGATGTACGGCACGGTAAGCAGTTGGAGCCATTTCACGCGCAAGCAAGCGAATATTATTTACGCTGCAATCAAGCGTGGTGACTTGGTGGTAAGGCGTGGATTCGCAAAGAAGCTCTATGGAATCGTTGAGCTGACCACGATGGACTACGAGGAATGCAAGTTCCGTTGCATGTGCGAGGAAGCCATTCCCTACATCATCAAGAACCAGTACAAGTACGCACAGGCGATTCTTGACGGGAAAGAGGTTTTCCGCAAGCTTTTCGTTGATTCGGTCGAGCAGTTCACGATTGAGAACGACGAGCAGCTTGAGCGTGTGGACAACATCTTTGCCGAGATTGGCGATACGGTGTGCTTCATCCATGCGCACGAGGTTCTTACCATCGGCACTGAGGATGAGCGTTGGCAGAACAGCCAGTATCGTGATTCCCTGTATGAGAAGTACGGTGAGGATTCCGACTGGTACGATATCGTGTTGGATGGTCAAGAATAAATTAAAATGGATTGGGGTGCCTACGGGTACCCCTTTCTGCGTTTAAGTGCCAAGCAAAAGGAGGGAAATTGAAAAGGCTAATGGATTACATGACCGATTCGGAAAAGTCTGAATTCAAACAGGCAAAGCGTCGATACAGTGAAGCTATACGTTCTGGCAATTCAAAGCAAATCATGGTTGCCGAATCCAATTTCACAGACGTTAGGGCTAGGCTGTTCGATACCTTGAGCATGCGTGTTGGAGTGGTCTAAATGCGTGTACTAGTTGCGTGCGAGGAATCACAGAATGTGACCACGGAGTTACGCAGGGGGGCATGAAGCCTATTCCTGTGATTTGCTACCCACGACCGGGAAGCATCCCGAATGGCACATACAAGCGGATGCTTTGGAAATTGTAAAATTTAATTGGGACATGGTAATCGCTTTCCCGCCTTGTACGCATTTGGCGGTAAGTGGTGCTGCATGGTTCGAGGAAAAGAAGCGGAATGGCAAGCAATACTCTGGTATTGGATTCTTTCTAGCCTTTACAGCTCTTGACCACATACCAAAGGTGGCGATTGAAAATCCTGTTGGCATAATGTCGAGCGTGTACCGCAAACCAGACCAGATAATCCAACCTTATTGGTTTGGTGACCCATACGAGAAGAAAACGTGTCTGTGGTTGAAGGGCTTGCAACCTTTGCAACCAACCAACATGGTCAAACCAGAGAAGCGAATCAAGACAGGCGAGAACGGTAGGACGATGGCAGAATGGTATGCAGACGCATGGAACTATCCACCTGCAATTCGTTCGATGATTCGCAGCAAGACGTTTCCGGGTATTGCTAAGGCCATGGCTACGCAATGGACTGATGAATGGTTGTGGCCTGAGTATCAGTAGGAAAATTTAAAGGTCGGTGATTTTGAATGAAGGTATTTATTTCCCAACCGATGAAGGACAGAACCTTTGATGAAATCGAGATTGAGCGCAACGTTATGATTCACGTAATCGGTTGCGTTTATCCTGATGAGGAAATCGAGGTAATTGATTCCCTGTTCTCAGATGAGGATGTGCCAGATGGTGAGACTGTCGGTGCTCTTTGGTTCCTAGGTGAGTCAATCAAGGCCATGGACAAGGCTGATTTGGTCGTTATGGCCGTTAACTGGCAGCATGCCAGAGGTTGCCAGATTGAGCATGAGATTGCGGTTGACTACGATAAGCGCGTGATTCCGTATTGGACGATTGAGCGCAAGTACCTTGAGCAACAGGCCAAGGAAAAAGGAAAGGAATTTGAGATTTCCTAAATTCGTGCTTGCAATCCTGTGCGAAAGGCGTAATATAGTTGGTGGCAAGCAAAGTTCCTTACTTAGGAGGTTCCAAAATGGCAACGACCAAGGTTACTATCGAGACGAGCGAAATTCTCAATGCTATTTCTATGCAGTTCTTCCAGAACCATGTTGCTGAGTATTCCAAGCTTTTGCGTGACCATGAATCTGCTAGTGGTCTTGCGAGTGCAGCACAAAAGCTTGATGAAGCTGGTTTTCAGGATGAGTCGGATGCAATCTATGCCGACTATGAGAAGCGTTCTTCTGAGGTTCATGAGCGTAAGATGGCTTTGGTTAAGAAGTTCTATTCTGAGAATTCCTATCTTTTTGAAGCTTGTGCAATCGGTCATATTCGCGCACAGAAGCATATGAGCAATCTTCTTACCAAGATGATGAACAAGCAGTAGTGTTCTAAGGCGCTGAGAGCGTTTCTAAGCGGTTGTGAGTGGGTGGCATGAGTAAATTGTCCACCCACTGAGTATAAGGGCCAGAAAGGGGCTTACAATGGCAGACAAGAGCAGGGAAATCATGGATGGGCTGTTGGACATGCTCAAGAACGGTGACGCTCATATCGTGGGCATCGGAATCCTTGAGGACTGTGGCGATTGTTGCGAGGATTGCGACGAATCCTGCATCAAGGAGGACAAGGAGCGTTTCAAAAAGCTGGTCGATGGCCTGTGCTGTGCGCTTCTGCATGACAACGATTCGGCGCTGTGCATCTTCCAGCAGTGGCGTGCCGATAAGTGCCGCCTTGATAATTCGTATGACCGTGAGCATGAGGGAAAGATTAGCGAGGACAAAGCCAAAGAGTTGCGTGAAGCGTGCCGAGGTGGGTTGGCTTCACTTGAGCGTGCTTTCAAGAATGCTCTGTTCGGTGAGTATTTCGACCTGCTAGACCCGATGCCTTTGGTCAACGATGATTTCAATGAGGTTATCCGTGCAAGGTTCCTCAAGAACTGGCAGATGATTGAGGACGAGAGTTAAATTTAAATCAGAGAGTTGGTGATACCATGGCCTTTGACATTTTCACGTATAGTGGCACCAAGGTAACGGTGGACGTTGACATTGAATCCGACGAAATCACGGATGCCGCAATCAACGTTTACTCAGGTGATGAGGTGTTGTGCATCGGTCGCAAGGGAAGTTCCCAAGCAGAGATTTACGATTCGGCTGTGCTTGCTGGTTCGTATCGTGAGTTTACTTTCTATGATGGTATGACCACGATAAAGCGCAATGGAGTGCTTGACAAGGTTTGGGACAATCCTGCATTCAGGATGCGTGAGAGGTCAGATTGGTATTGGAACGACTGAGGTAAGGCAATTCAAATGTTCGGCAAGGCACCTTTCGGGGTGCCTTTTGCTGTTTAAAGTTGGGGTGAATCAATGGCGCAACCTAGAGTTGGTTCACGTCTTTTGGAAAAGTGGGAGAGTGAGGATAATTTAATCCTTCTTGAGGGTTGGGCGCGTGATGGTTTCACGCAAATGGAAATCATCGAGAAGATGGGAATATCCAAGACGATTTTCTATGCCCTTAAGAAGCAATCTAAGGCCGTTAGAGACGCTTTGGCCGCTGGTTCCGAGGTAATAGACTACAAGGTAGAGAACGCGCTTCTAAAGGCCGCTCTAGGCTTCCAGAAAAAGGAAATCAAGACGGTTACGGTAATCAAGGGCGGCGTTGTGGTCGAGGAACGTGAGGAAGTCACGGAATCCATGCAAGCGCCTAACGTTTATGCGATTCAGAGTTGGTTGTATAATCGCAGACCTGATAAGTGGTGCAAGAATCCCGAGCAGCGAATTACGCTAGAGTCAGACGATACGGTTTCAATCGTGGTAACGAGAGCTGGCAATGACGAGACGGGAACCAGACCGGGCTTGGATGAGTCGGTCAATACATCGGTAACAGTCCGTGGAATGACGGACGATGAGAAAGAAGCGCAACGAAAGAAAAAGCGCAAGGCAAAAGATGAAGTGGTAGTTGACAAGGACAGCGTTGATTATTGGCCTGATGATTGGGAGGATGATTAACGTTGGTAATTGAAAAGAAGGTGGCACCTGCATTCGAGGATTTTATTTTCAATTGGGACTATGAGACATTCTTACTGGTCGGTGGTTATGGTTCTGGAAAATCCTATCAGGTGGCATTGAAGATAATCCTAAAGCTAATTGAGGAAAAGCGTACCTGTTTGGTAGTTCGTGAGGTGTTTGATACTCTGAACCTTTCGTGTTTCTCTTTGTTCATCGAAATCCTAGACGATTTGGGCTTGTACACGAGTGACCCAAGGGAGTTTCGCAGGGGTAGAAACAGGTGCAAGGTAACGAGTACGATGCACCCAATGGAAATCAAGTTCCACAACGGTTCAAAAATAGTATTTAAGGGCATGGACAAACCAGAGAAGGTCAAATCAATCAATGACGTTTCAATCGTATGGATGGAGGAAGCGTCAGAGATTAAGTATGAGGGTTTCAAAGAACTTCAAGGTCGTATCAGAACGCCAAAGGTGAGCATGCATTTTATTTTAAGCTGCAATCCTGTGAGTCGTGAGAATTGGATTTATCGGCACTTCTTTTCAAGGCTTGACGATAAGGGCCATGAGACTGTGATTGTCGATGAGAATAAATTTTACGACAAGGGCGTGCTGGTGCATGATGGCATCTATTACCACCACAGTACACCAGACAACAATCCGTGGCTCCCATGGCAGTACCTAAAGCGTCTGAACAAAATCAGGGAATACGATGTGCAGTTGTATCGTGTCGCACGTTGGGGCGAGTTTGGTGTTTCTGGTACTAGGGTGCTCCCACAATTGCGAGTGGCATCAAGGCCAGACGATTTCAGGCGGCAGGTAAAGCGCTTGGGGCCAGAGAACCAGTATTTCGGATTCGACTTTGGTTTTGAGGAATCCTATAACGCAGTGCTTTGTATGTCAGTAGATTTGGAGCGTGGTTACCTTTACGTGTGGGACGAAATTTATATGAACCACGTAACGGATGATGTGTTTAGCCAACTTCCAGAAATGCAGAAGCTAAGGAAGCGCATAGATAGCCTTAATTCGCAGGGCTACAGGAAAATAATCATTGCCGATAACGCAGACCCAAAGGCAATCCAATACTATCGGCAACAGGGATTCCAAATCAGGGCATGCAGGAACAAGTTTGCAGGTTCGCGTTTGTCCAACACACGTAAGATGAAGCGATTCCAAAGAATAATTGTTTCCCCGAAGTGCAAGAACACAATCAGGGAACTAAGGGACTTGACGTATTCCAAGGATTCCAAGGGAAATATAATTTACGACCAGTTCAACATAGACCCACATACATTCAGCGCAATGTGGTATGGGTTAGAGCAAGTGACAGTAGCAGACCTAAAGGATAGGCAGTTCTACAGCAGGTAACAAAAATATTTAGGGGTGTGGTAGGGATGGCAAATTATTACGACGATGATTATTTCGGTGACCACTATAGTACGAATGTTGATGCAGAAAATGCAACGGAAATTCAGCCTACTATTGACTACGTGGAAACTAAAATTAATTGGAAGCAAAAACTAAGCTCTAGGAAGTTTTGGGCGCTAGTTGTTGGCTTTGTTTCCCCGTTGCTTCTTGCATTTGGTGTGGGTGAAAATGTGGTAACCCAAGTGGCTGCAATAATTGCCGCTGGTGGTGCAGTGGTCGCATATTTGTTTGCAGAGGGAATGGTAGACGCAAATCGTACCGATACCCAAGCAAATATAATCGTTGGTGGTGGTGATGGTGCAGGAAAATAAGATTTCCGACACTGATGGTTGGCCTGTGATTCCATTGGATGAGCCAGAGGACGTTGTTTATGATGTGGGTACGATAAAGCCGGGTTACAATGACAAGGCAGATGTGCTAACTAGGGTGTTGCTTGTTGGGCTTGTAATTGCCTTGATTGTGTGCAGCTTCATCGGTGGCATGATTTACAGTCAGTTCAAGGTGGATGCAAAAGAGGAAAAATATTTCTCTGAGAACGTGCATGCTGTTGGTGGTGTGGAAAATGCTGGTGCAAATGCTGCTACCTACTCAGAGATAATCAACGCAAAGGCGAGCACAAGGTATTTCGTCCCCATGTACATGCAGTGGGATTCACAGTGGGCAAATGTCGAGTATGGTGCAGGTACGTTGTCCGATACTGGTTGTGGTTTGTGCTGTGGTGCAATGGCGGTGCAAATATTGACTGGTACCACATGCACGCCTGATGAGTTGGTGAGCCTATCCCATGGTGCTACGCTTTCCGATGGTGTGAACGACATAGACAAGACGGTTGATTTTATCCGCAACAGTTGGGGTGCAGAGACGAACATAAAAGCGTCTGAGGTAATCTATGAGCCTGATGCAATTGCGGAAATGGTTAACAACGATTGGATTGCCTTTGGTAGTTGCCATGGGTATTTCGGTGACATGGAAACCAGCGATTCAGGCCACATTGTTTTGATTTATGACGTTGACGAAAACGGGTTTTACATTCGTGACCCATATTGCATCACAAACAATCGGCAGTTCAGCTTTGAGGAATTCAACAGTGTTGCGTGGGATTTCTTTAGGTGCATGAAGGGAGAGCACGTTGTTAGACGGCATTGATATTTCCAACTGGCAAGAGGACATAAACCTAGAGGAAGTGGAGTTTGGCTTTTGCATCGTAAAGGCCACGGACGGAACACGATTTGTCGATAAGACCTTGCATACCTTCGCACGTCGAATATTCGCAATGGGCAAGCCCTTTGGTTTTTACCATTTCGCAAACAATCCCGAGCGTGGCGGTAGCGCAATCGAACAGGCGCGATATTTCGTTGATGCGTGCAAGGACTATTTCGGCAAGGGCATTCCCGTGCTTGATTGGGAGGATTCCGATTGGAAGTATGGCGGGCCTGTGCTTGAGCTTGGGCCTAGCTTTGCCTTTGAGTGGTTGCGCGAGGTGTACCGCCTTACTGGTGTGAAGCCATGGATTTATACGAGCAAATCCGTGTGCAACAGTTGGGATTGGTCAGAGGTTGCACAAGAGGGCTATGCTTTGTGGGGTGCTCAGTATGCGACCAACGACACGCTACTGGGCTATCAGGATAATCCGTGGCAGGATTCAGACCCTTGGGGTGCATGGGGCTACAACATCCCGATTTTCCAGTATGGTAGCGGTTGGGCAACAAATAGCAATTGTCCCGTTGACCTAGATAAATTTTACGGTGACACGAGCGCATGGCAGATGTACGTAGACGGTGATTCGCCACAGCCTGTTAGTGGTGTGAGTGCCGAGGATGTTCTAAACGTTGCGCGTTCGTATTTGGGTTGCAATGAGGACGATGGCAGTTTTAAGAAAATCATCGACCTGTACAACACAATCGTTCCGCTTCCCGTTGATTACAAGCTCCAATATTCCGATGAGTGGTGTGATGGTTTCGTTTCGGCTGTTGCGTGGCAAGCTGGTGCGTATGAGCTTATCGGTGCTGAATGCGGCGTGGAACGTCACGTTGAGATATTCAAGGAAAAGGGCATCTGGAATGAGGACGGTTCCATTGTCCCCAACGTTGGTGACATAATCGTTTTCAATTGGGATGATTCAACGCAGCCCAACGATGGTGACTCAGACCACATCGGATATGTCGAGACGGTTGAGAACGGTCAAATCGTTTGTATCGAGGGCAACATGCATGAGTGCGTGGGGCGTAGGTACATTGAGATTGGTTGGGGATACATTCGAGGATTCGCACAGCCCAAATATTCTGGTGGTGTTACCCCACAGCCCACGCCCACGCCTGTTGACCCAAAGAACAATCGTGACGGCGGCAAGCTTGACGTTGACGGTATCTGTGGTTGGAACACGACCATCGACATGCAGCACATCCTAGGCACCTATGAGGATGGCACTATCTCTGGTCAGAGCGCATATGCAGACCAATACGTTTGGGCGGTTGTGTCCCGTGAGTTCGGCTATGGTGGCTCCATGATGGTAAGGGCGCTGCAAAGGCTTGTGGGCGCTTCTGAGGACGGTTATTGGGGCAAAGAGACAAGTACACGCCTACAGCAATATCTCTGCTCTAAGGGCTATCAGGTGGCCGTAGACGGGTACTTTGGTACTGAGAGTGTTAGCGCGTTGCAGCGCTGCATAAACGATGGCAAGTTTGGAGGTGAGTAGCTATGGACGAGGAACAGCAGCAGATAAATTTAATGCAAGACGAGAGCGCAACCATTCGTGCGTACAATCGCGTTCCCTACAGCCTGATTAATCAGGAAATGCAGGGGTTGGCAAAGGACACGCTTGACGAGCTTACGCAGATTTGCCGCTACTACCAGATTTACAAGGATGGCGCACGCTTCTTTGTCGAGGGTTCCCATGGTGACTATGTTCCCGCAACTTTGCGGTACAAGATGGCCGCTTCCCTTGTGGACAAGGAAGCACGTTTCATGTTCGCGGAATCCCCAACGATTGTCATTGACCCAAAGGGTGACGTGGGCAAGGTTACGCAACAGGCACGCGACATGCTTACGGTTCATTCCGACATGGTTACGACAATCCTTGAGGAAAACAATTTCGAGGAACAGATAATCAAGGCGGCTAAGGATTGTTTCATCGGCAAGCGTTGCGCGGCTCTGATTAACTTCAATGAGGACGATGGTGTAACAATCACGTTCCTTCCGAGCACGCAATTCCTGTATGAGACGAAATTTAGCAATCCCAACGTAATCACAAAGTTTGTGGCGTTCATCGTAATCAAGGACACGCGAAATCTTGTGGACAAGCGAATATTCAAGAAGAAGTTCGAGCTTGTGAAGAATCCCGATGGTTCCGAAACCGTGTACCTTGAGGAACAGCTTTATGATGGTCGTGGTGCTCTGATTGAGGAAATCACGGAGCGTCAGGAATTGCTTATCCCCATGATTCCTGCTGTGGTGTTCATCAACGATGGCCTTACGGGTGAGGAAAAGGGCGAGTCGGAAATTGATTTGCTGTATGGGTACGAGCAGTGGTATTCAAAGCTTTCCAATGCCGATATCGACGCAGAGCGTAAGTCGATGAATTCAATCAAGTACGGTATCGACCTTGACCGCAATTCTACCAAGGGTTTGAGCACGGCACCGGGTAGCTTTTGGGATTTGGGTACTGACCAGAACCTAGACAAGCCAAGTCCGAAAATCGGCATGCTTGAGCCTAGTATGGGGTATTCCGATGCGCTTAAGACCAGCCTTGACCGAATCAAGACGGTTGCATATGAGCAAATCGACATGCCCAACGTTACGCTTGAGACAATGACGGGTGCCATTACGTCAGGCAAGGCGCTAAAGGCTATCTATTGGCCGCTTATCGTTCGCTGCAAAGAGAAAATGACGATGTGGGGGCCTAACTTCCGTCAGATGGTGAACATAATCATCCAAGGTGCCTACGTGTATCCCAAGACGGTGCAGAAATACATTTCAGAGCCTTTGGTTCCCGTGGACTATGAAATCAAGGTCGAGCAGAACACGCCACTACCAGAGGACGAGCTTGAGGAACGCCAACAGGATTTGTCCGAGGTGGATACTAACGTAATGTCCAAGCGTGCGTACATGAAGAAATGGCGTGGCCTTACCGACGATGAAGCGCAAGAGGAACTTGAGCAAATCGCATACGAGCGCCAAATTATCGAGGAAGCGAGTTTCAATGGCGGATTTGGTAACGGTGCTGGTGCAGATGGTGGTGAAGGTTCTTCTTTTGGTGGCGGTTCTGGCAGCTCTGGCGTGGGCTTTGGAGCAGGACAGGAAGAATCGACCACAGAGGGCGAGGAATCGCAAGAAACGCAGGAAGCCAACGAAACGCAGTAGGTAGGGTGAAATCATGGCGGTAAATATTTTGCGGTATCCCACTGATGCCGATTGGGAAAGGGCCTATGATTTCGCGTTGCGCACGATTGGCAGACGCTATGCAGGTGGGGGAGTGTCCGACAAGTGGAAGCAGAAGATTCTACGAGCAGGGCATTCCCCCATACGAACGCTGATGTTCACGATTGAAATGGTGGATATCCCCTATTATGTTTCGGTGCATTTCGTCCGTCATAAGTACGGCGTTGAGCATTATGTGCAATCGCAGCGCAATGACCGACAAGCGAATTACGACCGTACCAAGGCACCACAAGACGAGCCTGTAACGCACACCATGGACATTAACGCGCAGGAATTAATATTTATGGCTGGCATGCGGCTCTGTGGTCAGGCGTACCACACAACGCAGCTATGGATGCTTGAGATTGTCCATGAGGTGCTAAAGACGAATCCAGAGTTCAAGCCCTTCTTGGTTCCCAAGTGCCTACAGCGTGGCGGTGTGTGCAACGAGTTCGAGCCTTGTGGTATTAACGGTGTCTGTGGGGCTGATGTAAATGCCAAGGCAAAAATTATTCCTTGAGGACGCTGGTATCGCGCGTGACCGAATCACACGGCAGGAAATGCGGCGAATCGAAAAGCTGTACGAGGATTGGGCCAAGGAGATAGAGGAACGTGGCGAGTATTGGAGGTTGCGCGGCGATAGGTTCCAAGAGCGGTATTACAAGGAGTTGCGCAAGCAGTTGCAGGACAGTTCCAGTGCCGTTTCCCGTGCAATCTACACGAACATAAAATCATCCATGTTCGACGTTTCCGATTCGGTGATGGCGAGCAGTGCCAAGTGGTTTAAGGAAATGGGTTTCACTGGTTCCCACGTGTCAGGTGCCTTGTCGAATGTCGCAAGGCGCGAGGTCACGAACATTATCAACGGTCGAATCTATGACACTGGTTGGAGCCTTAGCGCACGCATTTGGGGCAACAACGACGAAATGATGAAAACGCTCTATGAGATTGTGGGCGGCGGCTATGCGCGTAACGAATCCATCTATGAGATTTCGCGTGAGCTTGCGCAGTACGTGAATCCAAAGCGTGCAAGGCCATGGAACCTAAAGATGGCTGATGGTCGGAAGATTTACCCAAAGCAGGTGGACTACAACGCGCAGAGGTTGGCAAGGACGCTAATTCAGCACGCCTACCAGCAGAGCGTGATTGACGTTTCTAAAATTAATCCGTTCGTGAAAAAGATTCGTTGGATTGCGAACGGTTCCCGTGTCTGTGAGATTTGCGCAGACCGTGACGGGGAGTTGTACGATTTGGACATGGTACCGCTAGACCACCCAAACGGCATGTGCGTCATGGAGCCTGTTGTTACGGCAACAGAGGACGAAATGAACGAGCGCTTGGCTGCTTGGGTGCATGGTGCCGAGGATGAGGAAATGGATACGGCAGCGGAATACTACGGATTTAGGTATGGTGATTAGCTGTGGGTATGACCCTAGGGGAACGCAAGGAATTGCACGATAGGTTGGCGGGTGCGGTTTATGGTGCCGTGGTCGGTGACCTTTTCCGAGAGGTAGACCAAGAGACTATGAAGCCTGTTTTCGCGGATGAGTTCGGCTATGACATGCGCGATTGCATCAGATACATGAGCGAGTACGGCAGCGGCAGCTATCCAGTCGTGGAGTACGAGGGCAAGCAGGTTACTGCCTTGCTTCCCGACATGCTCTTTTATCGCAGGTCGATGTTTCAGGCGGCGCTTGGCACCTTCTCAGGCCACAGCTACGAGCAGCCCTATATGGCGGCTTCTAAGGCGATTTACGACACTGTGTTTATGAAACAGGGCAGAACAACGTGGGAGCGCATAAACGTGGCTCAGAATGGCTCTAGTGGCCTTACAGGGCTATGTGATGTGTGGAATGAGTCGGTTGCTTTGGCACGTACCGCATACGCTTTCCCCGATGCCGTGATTCTCAGCAGGAACACCAAGGCCGATGGCTCTGTGGTCGGAATGCTTGCGGGTGCTATGTTCGGGCTTCACTCCATACCGGGCCGTTGGGTTTCGGCGGTGCCAGTGCAAATCAAGGGGATTCTTGGGAGTTTCATCAAGTCTTGCATGGACTACAATGGTGAGTAGTGCTATAATCGAAAGGAGCTGAAATCAATGGGAATGCCAATCAGCGCAAAGCTACGATGCGACGGATGCGGTAGCGAAGTGGTAGTGACCCAAGTTGCCCAACATTGGGGCATGTGCAACGGCAAGAAGCTATTGTTCACTGTGTACGAATGCAGCAATTGCGGTACATGGAACATCTGCCAGATAGACGATGCGGAGAGCATTAAATATTTGGGTAAAATTAAAAGGCTTTTGGCATTGCGTGCGAGTGGTAACTATACGAAAAATCAAGCTGGTGTGTACAACAGTGCTCAAAGGCGGCTTAATAAGCAGAGAAAATATTTAGTTAAGGCTTATGAGGGCAAGAAAATTGAATTTATCGACATTGAGCACGAGGTTTCACGAGGTTGGAAGGTGTGCGGAAATGTTGGTTAAGTGTGATTCTTGCGGTTTCGAGCACGAGTTGTCAGGGCCAGATGATATAAGGACGCAGCCATTTGAGTTTCGGGGGAAGAAATACGTAATTGATTTCCTTCTGTGTCCTAGTTGCAAGCACGTCGATATTGTCTGTATCAAGGACGCTAAATATTTTCGGCTTGCTAAGGAAGTGGAAAAGGCGAGAAAGCGAATTGCCAAGATGCACAAGATTGGCGCTAACAGCCAAAACTATGCACATGCGGTAAGGAGCGCATTCAAAAAGCAAGAGCGCTTGGGTAAGCACGTTGATGGGCTTAAAGCCAAGTTTCATGGTGTCTTTACCGTGGAAGATGCCGAATTGTCAGATGGTTCAATCACGGATTGTCTGGTCTACCATGAGACTGTTTAAATATTTGCATGGATTTTGTTTTAGGAGGAATCAGAATGGCTAACCAGAATAACGACAATGACGATAAGAAGCTTGAGGATGAGCAGAACGAGGGCAACAACGACGGCAACGATTCGGGAAACGATGGCGGCAACCAGAACCAGAATCAGGGACAGAACAACCCCAATAATGGGGGAAATAATTCTGGTAACAATGATTCGGGCAATGGCGGCAAGACGTTTTCTCAGGAGGACGTTTCGCGCATGATGGCTAAGGAGAAGCAGCAGGGCCGTAACGCTGTTTTTAACGAGCTTGGCATTAATCCCGACGATTCCAGTACCATTGCCCTTGTAAAGGCTTTCATGGCGGCTCAGAGCGCGGCTAACGATGATTCTGGCAACGATGCGGCAAACGATGCGGCAGTAAAGGCGGCAGAGCAGAGGGCGCGTGTTGCCGAAATGAAAGCGGATGCAATGAAAGCGGGTGTGAAAGCACAGTACGTCGATGATGCGGTGGATTTGGTTCTTGCACGTTACACCGACGATAACAACGATTTCAACAGCATCCTCAATGAGCTTAAGTCGAAGTATGGCATTTGGTTTGAGGAAACCGACGAGGACGATTCCAACAACGCTGGCAAGCGTGGGACTGGCTCAACGATTTCCAGCAAGCAGCAGGGCGGTACCAAAGGCAATGATTCGGAGGGCCTTGGAAAGCGTCTTGCGGGTTTGCGCAAACCAGCCACTAAGAAAAGCTCCTACTTTGGTTCGTAGTTAAATTTAATTTTGGAGGTATCCGATATGCTTAACAAGTCTGGTATCACTAAGACCACCTACGGTGCTCCCACGCAGATTCTTGCGAACGTGGAGCTACAGGCATCCATTGGTTGCATCGTTCCTCAGAGCCTTGTAGCTAATGCTGATGCTAACGGCAAGAAGATTGCCAAGGCTGGTACCCCTATCGTGGTTGACTTCTCTGACCGTCAGGCAGACGTTGCCGCCACTGTCGGGCCTACCCTTGGTGTCTTTACCGTGCAAATCACCACTGCCTTTGCAGCGGACGAGAAGATTACCATTGAGGGCGAGGATTATACTTGCGCTGCTGCTGAGGACGTGGACGCTAAGAAGTTCGCTGGTGCCAATGCCGCTGCTCAGGTCGCTTCTCTTCTCAAGATGGTGACCACTGACAAGTACAACGTTGCCGCTGTCTCTGGTGCGACTGACAAGATTGGCTTCACGCAAAAGACCGTTGACGTTTCCGACACCACCGGGCCTACCGTAACCAAGACTTCCAGCACTGGTGCGATTGGTTCCGTTACCAAGGTCGAGACTCCCGATGCTGGCACCACTGGCAATGCCGTGCTGCTGCATGACGTGGACGTTACCGCTGGCAAGGCGAACGGTACTGCTCTGTATTTTGGCATCGTCAATTACAACCGTCTTGACCCGGCTGTTCAGGCCATGGTCGTTCTTGGTGTCAACACTGTTGGTGCCGTGTCCTTCATCAAGGGCTAATTTAAATTTATCAGGATTTCGGAGGTAGATGATAATGACTATTTTTGACCTGCTTACCGCTCCCGAGATTACCGCATATTGGGAGGTGCTTACTCAGGACGAGCAGCCCTATCTTGGCGAGGAACTATTTCCTTCCGACAAGAAGCGTGGCCTTGATTTGAAGTGGCTCAAGGGTGCGCGTGGGCTTCCTGTTGTCCTCAACACGTCTGCATTCGACGTGCATGCAATTCCCCGTCCCCGTATCGGATTCGAGCGCCTTACCGCTCAGATGCCTTATTTCAAGGAATCCTACTACGTGGATGAGGAAATGCGGCAGGAGCTTAACATCGTTCTTGAGACTGGAAATCAGGCTTACATTGATTCGGTCATGAACCGTATCTTTGACGATGAGACTAACCTTCTGCGTGGTGCCGCTGCTGCACGTGAGCGCATGCGCATGATGGCGCTTTGCACTGGTGTTATCTCCATGGCTTCCAATGGTCAGGCTTTCAGCTATGACTATCAGGTTCCCGCAAACCACAAGGGCGAAGCTGCAACGTCTTGGAGTTCCACCAACACGGCTGACCCGCTTGAGGATATCCGTGTTGCCAAGGAACTTATTCAGGACGAGACGGGTGCCGTCATTACACGTGCCGTCTGCACTGGCAAGACTTGGCGTTACCTGCGTAACAACGAGAGCATCAAGAAGGCTATTTTCGTGCTTACCAATGGCGCTGGTGCGGTTTCCGACAATGCCCTTCGCACGTTCATCAAGGATGAGCTGGACATTGAGGTTGTCGTTTATGACAAGCGTTACAAGGACGAGAGCGGCAGCACTGTGAAGTATGTTCCCGATGATACTTTCGTGCTGTTCCCGTCTGGTGCTCTTGGCAAGACTTGGTTTGGCACCACTCCCGCTGAGTCTGACCTTATGAGCGGTTCCGCTGCTAACGTGTCCATCACGGACACTGGCGTTGCTGTTACCACGGCGCAGAAGGTTGACCCGGTTAACGTTGAGACTATCGTTTCCATGATTTGCCTACCTTCCTTTGAAATGGCAGACCAGATTTACATTCTGGACGTTATCAAGTCTGCTTAGCCTAGGCTTTGTCTGTCGGCTTACGGAAGGTCGAAAGGAGGGCAGGAAATGATTGAGATTACCAACGGCGTTAACCGAATCACAGTTACCAATGGTGCTTTCGAGACTATCTTTAAGCGTCAGGGCTTCTATCCGTACTTCGAGAATGAGGATGGTGATTCTTTCCAGTCCGTATTGACGGAAGATGAGATTTTCGCAAGCGAGCTAGAGGAAAAGCCAATTTCACAATGGAACAAGGATGAGGTTTCGCGTTACGCCACTATCAAGGACATTGACCTTGGTGGTACGAGGAATCTGAGAGAGCGCAAGGCGCGTATTCGCAGCTATTGGGACGAGCGTGATTCCCTTGATGTTGAGGGTGAGGGCGGTTCCGATGATGAGTGGGACGTTGATTAAATTTAAAGGAGGTGGTACGCATGGCCGGGAACATTGACGATTACAACAACTGGAATGACTTGCTGGTTGTCGGTAAACCGTCTGACCTACCACAGGGAATGACGTATGATGTGCTTAACCAGATTAAGCGTGAGGTGCGGGAAAATATTTGTCCTTACTTCACCAATCAGGATATCGCATATTATTACTTCAAGAACAACAAGGACGTGCGTGCCACCATCTACGAGCTTCTACTACTCAAGGCTGAGGATTCGACCATAGAGGTGACTGGTCTTAAGACCAGTGACACGAGTGCCTATTTCAGGCGTTTGGCATCCACCTATCGTGTTTACAATTCGGGGGTGTTGCCGAGTGATTAACTTGCGGTTTGAGAAATACAAACTGAACCGTGAGTTGGAGCACAGCGGTATAGACGTGGAATTCTACCGTCATGGCACTAACGAGTATGGGGAACCAATCACGGATTCTGAACCTTCCTTGGTTGGTTCCATTCGCTGCATCTATCATGAGGTGAGCGGCTACAGGTCAACAAGGCTTGAGAGAGTGGCTAATGAGTCCATGGTCGTTCGCAAGACGAAAGACCCACTGTTGCTTGCTAGGTATGAGGATGTGGAAGCCCTAGGGATAGCCATAGGAGACGTTGTAAGGCTTTCTGAGGGCTTCAAAGTGCTGGGATGGGTAAATGTCCAAGAGTGGGGCATCTACGCTGAAATCAGCTTAGAAAGGCTTGACGATGGGCAGCAGATATCGCTATGAGTCCAACTACCACGGCTCTGATTTGGAGAAGAATTTAGTTACGTTTGCGGCGCGTGTGGCGGCTGCTTGCGTTGCCAAAATGACAACATATGGTATCGAGATACGGGCCGATGCGCAGAAGAACAGGCCATGGACTGACCGAACGGGAATGGCTAAGGCAACGCTAAACACGGTCGTATCCCAACCAGACTCAAACACGATTCGCCTAACTTTGGCACATGGCGTGTGGTACGGGAAATATTTGGAGTATTCGCACGGCAAGCGATTTGCAATTGTCATGCCGACGTTGAAGAAATGGGAATCAAAGGTAATGCACGGCATGCAAGGCTTGTTCAATGCAATTGGTCGTAGGATGTGATTTTATGCCCATTGACCCAAGCACATTCGAGCCTACAGAGAGTAGGTGGGGCGATATATTTTCGCTGCTGAAATCAAAGGGCGTAAATGTAAAGTCCCCAACGACAAAGGTTGGTGTGGTAACGGAGCCTTTGGTTATCGTTCGTATGTCAGGCGTGATGCAGCACACGGAATATTCGACCGACGATTATAGCTATGAGTTGGTTATCTGTGTGCCTGAGTCCCAATACTCAAAGCTTGAGCCTTACGTTGTGCAAATCAGGGATTACATGAAAGAGCTGTATCCCATGGTGACCGACGATAGGAACGTAAGCACGAGCATGTTTGACGAGGATTTCAGGACGCATTACGTCACGGCGAGCTACACCAACCATCGTAAGTTCAACAATTATTAGGATTGGGGGTTTGTATGCCTAGCACGGTTTACAAGTCTAAGAACGAGATTCCGACTATCGACGTTGCCCTAGTGACGATTGAGGTGGTCGATAACTCTGGCCTTGAGCCTGTAACCTACGAATTTGGTTTCGACACTGCAAACCAAATCGAGACTGAGGTTCAGGTCGAGGAACAGGATGCGGTACGCCTTGTTGTGAAGGGCAAGTTGCGTGCGCAGAAGCCAAAGGAAGCAACCATCACGGGCGTTCAGATTACGTTGCACGATAACGTTTTCAATCCCGAGCTGGTCAAGATTCTACAGGGCGGTACGATTACCTATGATGGCACTACTGGTGCTCTTACTGGTTACACCCCGCCTGTTGCTGGTTCTGACGATAAGGGTACAAAGTTTACGCTGAACGCCTATTCCGCTCAGTACAATGCGGCTGGCACCATCGTTCAGTACGAAAAGACGGCGTTCCCGAATTGTCAGGGTGACCCGATTGCGTTCAACTCTGAGGATGGCGCTTTCCGTGCTCCCGAGTACGTGATTAACTCCATGCCCAACACTGGCGAAGCTCCTTACGCTGTTTCCTACGTGTCCACGCTTCCCACTCTGACTGACCCGGCTACCACCAACAGTTCTTCGAGTTCCAACACCGAGGGTGACGGTTAGGAACAAAAGTAGCGGCTAATATTTGCGATTAAATTTAATTTGAGAAAGGACTTCAAATCATGGCTGACATGTATCCACCTAGCGCACCACAGGCACAGCAACCGGGAATGCAGCCCACACCACTCAAGGTGCTTATGGGCTATGCCGATGGTGTTGTGGTTCAGCTTCCCGATTTCGGGGATGGTCAACCGTTCTACGCACGCCTACGCAGACCTTCAATGCTAAAGCTTGCATCTGAGGGCAAGATTCCCAATGCCCTTCTTGGTACCGCAAACAGCCTTTTCAGTGGTGGCGGTGACGAGCTGGACAACGACAACGAATCCATGCTTTCCAGCGTGTATGGTGTCTGTATCGAAATGGCTAAGGCCACGCTTCTTGAGCCTACGTATGACGAGGTTATCAGCACTGGCCTTATGTTCACTGACCAACAGCTTATGTTCCTGTTCAACTACACTCAGGGCGGCATAGAGGATTTGAAGTCCTTTCGTAGCGAGTGAGAGAATTCTAAACGTGCTTGGTTTGGCGCAAATGTATAACGTCAGGCCAAGCACTTTGTTGTTTATATCGGATGAGTACACGGCTTTTTGTTTCGATGAAGCGTGTGGGTTCATCCAAGCGAAAATATCTAATAAAGAAGAACCTAAATTCAAGAGAAAGGAAAGCGAGACTGGCATGCATTATTCCAGCTTCTCAGAGCTTGCTAAGCAAATAGAACGCAAACTTTAGCCTTTGGGGAGGTGAATATTAGAGCATGGCAGTTGATATGGGTACCGCTAAGGGGTATTTGGAAATTGATATTTCAGACTTTGTTAGCGGTATGGAAAAGGCACGCAGGGAAGCGGATACCACGGCGAGTGCCACGGAGAAAAGTTTTTCCGACAAAATGACGAGCGCTGGAAAGACGCTTGAATCCGCTGGTTCGACCATGGCGAGAACCTTCACGGTGCCTTTGGTGGCCGCTGGTGCCGCTGGCCTTAAAGTGGGTTCTGACTTTGAAGCTGGTATGTCGCAGGTCGCTGGTGTCCTTCAAATCACGGACAAGACAAGTAGCGAATTCCAGCGCTTGCGTGACACTGCGATTGACTTGGGTGCAAAGACCGCCTTTTCGTCTGGCGAGGTCGCGGACGCAATGACCGAAATGGCTAAGGCTGGTTGGGATTCAAGCCAAATCATTGACGGTATGGGCGGCGTTTTGGATGCTGCTGCTGCATCTGGCGAGGGCCTTGCAAGCGTTGCGACGATTTGCGCGGATGCCGTGACGGGCTTTGGTTTGGAAGCGAAGGATTCCACTAGGATTGCTGACCTTCTGGCACATGCTGCTAACGCTGGCACCATCGACATTAAGGACTTGGGAGAGACGTTTAAGTACGTTGCTCCTATGGCACAGTCCATGGGCTTGAGCATTGAGGACGTGACCACGGCTACAACGGCAATGTCCATGGCTGGAATCAAGGGTTCTCAGGCTGGCACTTCGCTTAGGCGCATGCTTACCAACCTTGTAAAGCCTAGTGACCAAGTGGCACAGGCAATGGACGAGCTTGGAATTAAAATCACGAATGATGATGGTTCCTTCAAGTCACTTGACGAAATCGTTGGAATATTGCGCAAGTCCTTTAGCGGGCTTACCGACGAGCAAAAGGCTTATTATGCAGCGACGATTGCTGGTGCAAATGGTCAGTCTGGTATGCTTGCGCTGTTAAATTTAAGTGAGGAAGAATATGCGGCGCTGAGTGAGGAAATGAAGAACTGTGGCGGCGAAGCCAAGCAGACCGCAGAAATCATGCAGGACAACTTGCAGAATCGTGTTGAGCAGTTGGGCGGCGCTTTGGAGTCGCTTGCAATCAGATTGTCTGATTTCGTTATCCCGTGGCTTACTAAGTTCGTGGAGAAGCTAACCAGCGTCGTAGAGTGGCTTACCAATCTCCCGGCACCGATACAACAGGCAATTCTAATCTTTGCTGGTCTGCTTGCGGCAATCGGGCCAGTGCTTATCATCATCGGCAAGCTGGTCACGGCCATAGGCACTATCTCTAAGGCCATAGGAGCGCTTAAGGCGGGCGAAGGTATCCTAGGTGGACTAATTACCGGGTTCAAGAACTTAGGCGGTATATCGGGCATCCTAGGGACTGTGAAGGGTGCTATAACAGGCTTTGGTTCCACTATCTCAACGATGTTCGGGCTTATGGCCGAGGGTAACGGAATCGTTGCAAGCCTTACCGCTGCATTCCCCGGCCTTGAGGGTGCGCTTACCGTCCTCACAGGGCCAATAGGAATCGTTATTGCGATTGTCGGAACGCTTGTGGCCGCTTTCATCCACTTGTGGAACACCAACGAGGAATTCCGTAACAAGATTACCGAGATTTGGAACACGATAGTTGAGAAGTTCCAAGGCGTGTTTAGCCGAATCGGTGAGATTCTTGGTGGTCTTGGTGGCCTTTTCGAGCAGTTCATTAATCTAATCGGGCCTTTGTGGGATGGCTTCTGCCAGTTGCTTGCACCTGTTTTCATCGGTGCTTTTGAGCTTATCGGCTCTGTTCTTGGTGGTCTGTTGGACGTTATCACGGGTATCTTGGATATATTCATTGGTCTGTTCACAGGCGATTGGGAACGGTGCTGGCAGGGCGTACAGGAAATATTCGGCGGCGTTTGGGAAGCAATCAGCGGAACGTTCCAAGCGGTGTGCGATACGCTGATGGGAATTGCGAATGTGATTCTTGGCTGGTTCGGCACTGACTGGAATACCATGTGGCAGGGAATCGGTGAGTTCTTCACCGGGCTTTGGCAAGGCATAGTCGATTTCTTCACTGGCCTTTGGGAGGGCGTTGTTACGTTCTTCACTGGTGCATGGGAAACCATAAGCGGAATCGTTCAGGGCGCATGGGACACGATTTGCAATATTATTTCGTTCGCGTTCCAGCTCATAGCTGAAATATTCAACATCGGATTCACGATTATCACGCTTCCATTCCAGTTCATTTGGGAGAATTGCAAGGGTATCGTAGAGACGGCGTGGAATGCCATAACAGGCTTTATCCAAGGCGCAATGGATACTATCAACAATATAATTCAGACCGTGTGGAATGCGATTTGGGGTTTCCTAGGGCCGATACTAGAGACGATAAAGAACGGTGTTAAGGGCGCGTGGGATTGGATTACTTCTACCACTAGCAGCATTTGGAACGGTATCAAGTCCACTTTGGGTACGATTTGGGACGGTATCAAAACGAATGTCGGCAATGCGCTTAACACGGTAAAGACGAACGTTAGCAATGCGTGGAACAATATCAAGTCAACTACTAGCAGCATTTGGAATGGCATAAAGTCAACCATGGGCAGCATTTGGGACGGTATCAAATCCAATGTCCAAAGCAAGGCAGAAGCCATAAAGTCGAATGTCTCAACTGCTTGGCACAATATCCAAAGCACTACGAGCAGCATTTTCAACAGTGTCAAGTCAACGGCAAGCTCAGTTTGGGAGGGAATCAAGAGCACCATTCAGAGCAAGATTGATGCTGCAAAGAACGTTGTGAAGGGTGGACTTGACGCGATTTCCAATTTCTTTAGAAGTGCTCATTTCCAGCTTCCGCATATCAAGCTTCCGCACTTTAGCATTTCTGGTCATTTCAGCCTTGACCCACCAAGCATTCCGCACATCAGCGTTTCTTGGTACAAAAAGGCAATGGAAAATGCCATGATTCTTGACAGTCCTACGATTTTCGGATTGTCCAAGGGCGGTGGCTTGCTTGGTGGCGGTGAAGCTGGCAGGGAAGTCATTGCGGGTGCCGATACCCTGATGCAGATGATTCAGGAAGCGATTCAGAATGTTGGCGGTGCAGGGCCTACGTCTGTGGGTGCTGGTACTGGTGACATAATCATCCCGGTTTACATCGGTCAGGAAACCATAGACACAATCGTTGTGCGAGCGAACGAGCGGAACAACTACAGGAATGGTGGGAGGTAAAATTTAAATGTCAGATAGAATTTATTTGTCAATAAATAACGTAGTCCTACCAGTGGAGCCTAACCGTGGGTATGATTTGGACTTGGGTGATTCGGAACAGGTAGTGGAAACGGAAGCGGGAACGTTCATCAGGAGCGTGTACCGCAACGGAATCCCTAGCATCAACGTTGGATTTTGGTGCGACTTGGAAATGCTTCAACAGATGCGTACCTTCAAGAATCAGACGAGCGTAACGGTTAGGTTCTTTGACCCGCTTGCAACTGCTGATAGTCAGGGCGATAGGCTTGTGACAGAATTGATGTATGTCACGGGCTACAAGGAAACATTGAAAGCTGATACCGCAGAGGGTGGTATCTGGTCGGTAAAATTCAAGTTGGAGGACTTGAGCTATGTATGAGGTTTCGGAAGCGTACATGCAAGCCATTTCCTCAGTGTCCTTTCGTGAGGACTTGATTGGTTCGGTTGGCAAAACTGCCTTTGGGACTGAAAATGTTCTCAATGGCAGTTTTGCCATTTCCAATCAGTGCTGTGGTAGCAGCTCTGTCGAAATCGGGCAGGTGTACATTGGAGAGTTGGATTGTACCTTTGTCGGTCTGAACATCCCTAGGAAGTCCTACAAGGGAATGGTAATAACGGCAAGGCACGGCATATGGATTGAGGAACAGCAAGCCTTTGAGTATGTGCCTTTGGGTGTGTACACGATTGATAAGGCTGAGTGGTCGCAAGCTGGAATAAATGTCACTGCTTACGACAATATGTCAAAGTTCGACAAGACGTTTGTGATTACCAGCACAAACGGATTCGTGTACGACTTCCTCAACTACTGTTGCCAAAAGTGCGGTGTCGAATTGGGCATGACAAAGGCAGAGATTGAGGATTTGCCCAACGGTAAGGAGAATTTCGACCTATACGAGGAAATCAACGATATCAAGACGTTTCGTGACTTCCTCAGTTGGATTGCGCAGACAACGGCAACGAACGCCTTTGTGGATAGGGACGGCTTGCTGTATCTAAGGCCATATGATGTTGAGTCGGTCGATACGATTGGCGTTACAAGGCGCTTGCGTTCTGGCAAGGTTTCGGACTTCCAGACGTACTACACGGGTATGTCGGTCGTTAACATCGAGCAGAAAACGACCAGCTATTACGCGATACTTCCCGACAATGGACTGACGTATAACTTGGGCCAGAATCCGCTATTGCAGTATGGCTTGGACGAGACAAAGACAAGGCAGCGCAGGGCGATTCTTGAGAGTTTGGGAGTTGGCATTTACACGCCTTGCAAGTTCAGCTTGGTACAGGCACCGATTTACGACCTCATGGATTGCATCACCATTGAGGGCGGCATTGTCGGCAATGACGAGCAGGAACTAACTTGCATTCTCAAGTACGATTGGAAGTATGGCGGCACGTATGCGTTTGAGTGCGTGGGCCAAGACCCAAGCCTAGCGAGCGTTCAGAGCAAGGTGGACAAAAATATTTCTGGTCTGCTTGAAGCTGTTCAGAACGACAACAGCACGTTCTATGTCTATGGTTTCGAGAACGCAGAGGAATATTCGATTGGTACGGAACCAGAAATGGTTACTAGAATCGACTTTGCGACGGTCGATACTTCCCGTGTCGTTTTCATCTATGAAGCGAATTGCGAGATAACCAGAGACGGTAACGTTGTAGCCGATTTGTACGTGGATTCCGATTTGGTAGACACGTTCACGATGTACTACGAGCGTGGCGCGGCAAACGTGATGTTCAGTTGGTTCTATGACCTTACGGCAGGGCTTAGGCACGAGCTTAAAATTTATCTGCATTTGGAATATTTCGAGTCTGACATTCGTAGGCACTACGCAGACTTGGGAACGCTCCATAACTACGTTGATGCTGTTGTTTTCTATATGTCGCGTCAGTCTGGAACATGGGCTTCTATTTCGGTTCTCACATGGAATGCCGTTGGTACGTACACTTGGAACGACATTTACTCAGACCAGTCAACTATTGGTCAGAACACGTGGGATGATGTGTTGGAGGGTGGACTTAAGATTAGTCCCTCAGAGATTCGCTATGAGACTGAACCGATAGACACAGGAACGGGCCTAATCAACATCGGCATTGCAAAGGTAAAGTCGGTTCTGTTCGGTCGTGGCCTTGCCGCTACTGACGTTTGGGACGGTACGATTAACGTTTCTGATTCCACAGAGATTGTCGAGGTTGTCAAGCCTACGGTGATTCCCGTTACTGATTTGGTCAACCTTGCGACGCACACGCCTATTCCAAACGTTCTGTCTGACACTTTGGTTAACGTTTCCATCCCGGTAATGACGATTCTTAACGTAATCAACGATATGGGCGTTAACGCAAGCGAGAAGTCGGAATCTGAGGACGGTACGCATGTTGTGGTTTATTGCGTGAACAGCAACTTTGAGTCTGACGTTATTTATTTCGACACAGACATTGTTAGCATCACGTTCAATACCACACAGAATAGCACGTTTGCTGTTTCCAACGACGGCGGTACTAGCTGGTTCATTTGGGACGGTGAGTATTTCGTGCAGCTTGCGAGTGGTGCCACGACTTATGGTGCTGCTGATGTGATGAGTAGTGTTCCCGCTGACAGTTGGAATGCGTTTGAGGTCAATGGAATCAAGTTCAAGTGGACTGAGGGTGACCCTGAGATTGTGGACACGATTGAGATTGTCAAGCTTTCGGACGAGGGCGAAGGAGAGTGATTGTAATGGCAGGTTTGGAACTACACGGACATACTAAGCTTGAGCTTTTCAACGCTGAGTCTGGAAAGCTTGAGGAATGCGTTGAGGACGATAACGAGCTTACTGGTGCGCTTGCAGAGATATTCCAAGGCATCGGCAGGTTTGGTGCTTCCGACTCAATGACGCAGAAGGTCGGTAGTGGTTATTGGACACGTGATGGTTATAGGCGTGAGTCATTCAGTTTGCGTCAGTGGTTCGGTGGTATGCTTTGTTTTGACAAGAACCAAGATAAAGACCATCCTTTCCCGTCTTACGATTCCGCAATCATTGCTAGTGGCGTTGATGGTCAGGCCAATATTGGTGCAAATGCAATTCGTGGTTCCTTTAACTCCATTGAGTCTGTGTTTGATTGGGAAGGCCACGAAATGAAGTTCGTGTATGATTTTGCGACTTCTCAGGGTAATGGGCGGATTGCAAGCATTTGTCTTACGCCTTATCTTGGTGGTTACATGAATCAAGGTCGTTCGCGTTCTCAGACGGGTGTTAGTGGGTTGCCTGTTGATGAGTGTTTCCAGCCTAATTATTACAGTCGTAGCGGTAGTGTTGCTGGTTCAAACGATGGAAGTAGTAATCCCGGTTATTGGCTTCCGATGTTCGGTTATGCAGCTAATGGTCTTTCATACTACACTGAACAGTGGGCAGAGTATGTAGAGTATGCTTCTTATTATCGTCCTACCGATAGTAATTATATGGGCAAAGGTGGAATTACAAAGCTTCTTGAGCTTGATGTGATAAACAATCGTGCTTTGGTTGCCAAGTTGGAACTTAGTTCAGGTAAGCTTTATGTGACATTCCAACGCTATACGATTGCAGCGGATGAGATTAATGTTTGGTTTGGGAATGGTGACCAAAGTTGGCCGCATGACGATTCGCCAACTATTGAGCTTGATGCATTGTATGACCATATTGGTTTTCAATATATGAGCTATGATTATGAGAATCGCATTCTTTATGTTGTGGCAGCTCCATTTGATATTCGTAACTATACGTCTTACAATTGGTCGGAATCTCAGAAAAATGCAGTAGAGGTTGCTTCAAATATTAAGGTGTATGGTATTCATGTTGACCCGACGATTTCAGACAATGTAGAGACTTTTACAGTTGACACGTACACGGTTCCGAATAATACGAATGTAAGGCTTCCGCTTGCAGCTTCTTTGCGTGCTAGTAACCAATTCAGAACTTTGCAATTCTTCTGCTATGATGGCTATATGTATGTGTTTGGGCCAATGTATAGTGATAATGTTAGTTGGACAACGGCAAAGAATTATACGATTTATAAGATTGAGCTTGCACATCCAACGAATGTGGTTCAGATTCAAACGAACATTACGAATTTTGCACCTATTTACGCTGTGGTTCTTGACGCGCATGATGGTAGGATTTGGCTTAATTTTGGCGGTAACGCAGTGCGTGTGCTCAATACATACACCAATGAGCTTTATGCTTATGAGGAACTTTTGCACTATGATTGGCAAAACTATGCAGTGGTTCCGATTCGTGGTAGCAATGCCTTTGCTTGCGAGAATGGGCATCTAATAGGTGTTCGTCCTAATGTCCTAATGACGGTTAACAATATCACGCCTGTAACAAAGACGGCAGCACAGACGATGAAGATTAGTTATACAATCAGTGGCTAGTAAGGAGTAATGGAGAATGGCAACCCAAACGACAAACTACGATTTGACCAAACCTGCTGGTGACGATTTGGCACAGATTTCCGTTTTGAACGGAAATTTTGACATTATCGACGGCCAGATGAAGTCAAACAACGATTTGGCAGCAGAAGCCAAGCAGATTGCACAAGGCAAGCAAGACCCGATTACCGTTGACGATGTGCCTACTTATGGCAGCACCAATCCTGTTCAGTCTGGCGGTGTGTATGCCGCCTTGGGTGAGAAGCAGGACGAGCTTTCGGCAGGTGCTAACATCAACATTGATGGTAATAATGAGATTAGTGCAAGCCATTACGATGTTCAGACTTTGGCAGACACGACAAGTGCGGCAACGGCTGGCAGCGCTTCACAGATTACGATGGTCGATTCCGTCACACGTGATGATGAGGGCCATGTAAAGAAAATCAACACCAAGACTGTAACCTTCCCCACGATTGATTCAGCTCTTGACGATACGAGTAATAACCTTGTGAAGAACGGTGTTGTTTCCGCTGCTATCCGTGACTTGCAGCAGCTTACAGGCTTTGATACCGATGATGTTGTGGGCGTGTGCATTGACTTTGAGAATAAGACTTTCACACGCCTTGCAAATGCCGTTGGGCTTTCCGCTGGTGACGATTTCGACCAGTTCATTCCTTTTGGTGGTCGTAGGCGTTGTAACCTTTCCGATGCTGGTGCGGTGAATAAATATTATGGTGATACTGGCTATGCCGAGGATGGTTCACAAGGTCAGGTCATGGTGTGGCAACCAAAGTTCTATTACAAGGTTGTCCCTCTAAAGATGGTCAAGAACACCGACACGGCAGGTGCAAAGGGCTACAAGCTACGCAAGGCAAACTATTTCATTTCTGGTTCTCCACATGTGGGATTCAAGCTGCATCCTGCATTTATCAAGCCTGATGGCACGGAGCGTGACGGCTATTTCATCGGTGCCTATGAAGCTTGCATCTATGACGTTTCGGCAAGCACGTACATCATGGACGATTCGCAGGTCATGGACAACGCTAACGACAAGCTCAGTTCCATTGCTGGTAATCGTCCCATTTCTGGTCTGTCTCAGGACTTTACGCGAGTCAAGGCAGAGCAGATGGCACAGAATCGCGGCAGCAAGTGGCACGGCATGTACACTCAGATTGCAATGGCTGAGTTCCTTCTGATGTTCGTTGAGGGCGCTGGTAACCTGCAAACCGTTTTCGGTCAGGGTGTCACGGGAATCACCGACAACAGCTCTTACAGTTGTGCTTCTTACACTGGTAGCACGGCAGGATTTGGTAACAAGTCTGGTGTTGCGGCAAGTACGAACGATTATACTGGTACGGCACAGACGGCAGCAAACAAGGTCGCGTTTAGCTATCGTGGTGTTGAGAACGAGTACGGCAACATCTGGAAGTTTGTCTATGGCATGAACATTTGGGGCAATGGCACCATGGGTGGCGGCGAGCCTTATGTTTGCGACAATCCAGCAAACTTCGCAGAGAGTCAGAACAGCGGTAATTATGAGGGTGCTGGTTTCACTGTTGCCAATGCTGATGGTTGGATTAAGGCATTTGCCTATCCTGATTCTGGTAAGGAAGCGTTCGATTGGATGCTGATGCCGAATGAGGTAGGCAGCGGTGCAGATTCCAATTTGCCTATTGGTGATTATTTCTACAAGACCGCTAACCTTAATGGATACCGCATTGCTCCGCTTGGCGCGGCTTGGGTTAGTGGCTTGATGGCCGGGTTGTATTGGGCTTTGAATTATGGTGTCGGGGCTCGTTATCGGGATATTTCGGCGCGGCTTGTTTTCGCGGATTAAGGTATCCGCACAGAAGGGAATTTAATTTAAATGAATATAGTAGGTTATACGTCCTTGAGTGTTGAACGATTATTAAAAATGATTGCTCAACTTGGCACGAATTGGAATAATGGCTTGAAAGCCGGGTTGTATTGGAATTTGAATAATGGTGTCAGGAATCGTAATCGGAATATTTCAGCACGGCTTGTATATGGATTGTCCCTATCCTTTCAAGTGGCTTGCCATTTAGCTAAGGGTGTGGGTAGAGTTGTGGACGGTGACCTTGCCCCTTGGCAAAACATAGAAATGCTGTCAGGTAGCGGGTGCAACAAGGCAGCAGCCATCCCCATTTAGGGCAGATGCGATTAGCGATACAAAATGTAATGTCCTTTATGGGCCTTTGGTAGACCCGCGCAGTGTTAGTAGGTTGCAGGTTGCGAAATGCGATTTAGTGCAATTCAAACGCTCTGTGGAATCCATACAATTAGGAGGGCTTTGGGTTTGGTAAAGAGATATGGGAATCTGTACAATTCTGTGTACGATATGCAAAACCTAGAGCTTGCGCATAAACACGCAAAGAAGGGAAAGGGTTGGTACAGGGAAGTAAAGCAGCTAGAGAGGAATTTGAAGGGTGGCTTGCGCGTGATACGGCACTTGCTGTTGAGCCACGATTACAAGACTTCTGATTACGAAATGTTCCTAAAGCAAGAGGGCGATAAGGTACGAAAGATTTACAAGTTGCCCTATTTCCCTGATAGGGTGGTTCAGTGGGCTTTGATGCAGGTTGTAAGTCCGTATATTGAGAAGCACCTTATCAGGGACACTTACAGCGCTATTCCCAATCGTGGCATACATGATGGTCTGAGAAGGGTTCAGAAGGTCATGTATACGAAACAGGATGAATGTAGGTTTTGCTGGAAGTTTGATGTTCGGCATTATTACCAGAGAATCGTGCATGAAATATTGTTCGCTCAATATTGCAGGATGTTCAAAGACGTGGATTTGCTTTGGTTGATTTATGAGATTATCGGCAGCATAAACACGATTGACCAAGAGGACATAGAGGAAATGCAAGCGCGTGGCCTTGAGGTGAATCTTGCCTGTGGTGTTCCGATTGGAAATTATTTCAGCCAATGGAGCGGAAATTTTTATCTAAGTCCATTTGACCATTGGATAAAGGAGAAGATGGGCGTAAAGCATTTCTATCGTTACATGGACGATGGTGTTGTGTTTCACAATGATAAGGATTATTTGCACGAGTTGAAGGACAAGAGCAGCGAATTTATTTGGAATGAGCTGAGGTTGAACTTTAAGGACAACTGGCAGATATTCCCAACCTACGTTCGTGGTGTCGATTATTTGGGGTACCGAATATTTGATAATTACACGCTGTTGCGAAAGAAAACAACAAAGAACATAAAGCAGAGTTGCAAACGTATCGGTACGAAAGTGAGGAATGGCAACCTTATGAGCTATTCCGATTTCTGTAGTCTCAACTCCCATATGGGATGGGTTGAGAGTGGCGATTGCTTTAGGTTTGGTGGTAAGTATCTGATGCCGTTGGCTGACGATGCTTGCCGATTCTACATGGATGAGATTTGGGCAGGTGATTACAGATGAAAGAGTGGGGCGTAACCATTTCCGACGAACGGCCAGAGGGTGTGCAGATTACGGAACTTAAGGTGTTCACCAATTCCGATATCCAAGAGGTTAGCGTTGAGCAAGAGGATGGTTCCTACAAGCGTGAGTACCATTTCATTCAGACCGAATACGACAAGGACGAGTACATTAACCTTCTGACCGCACAGGTTCAGGAAACGCAGGATGGTTTGGTAGAGCTTGCCGATTTGGTTCTTGGGTAAAGGTAGGTGTTGGAAATGGCAATGGTTTATTATCGCAAAATGACCCGTGGTGACGGTTACAAGATTACTCAGGTTCCCGAGCGTTGGCGTACTGAGGTGGTCGAGATTTTGCACGCCAACGGTTACGTAATCAATTCTGACGGTACCGCTTCAAAGGTGCCAACAGACGAGTAGGAGCAGCAATGGACGAGCGCAACAAGGAAGCGGATAAGAAGATAGTCGATTTCGTGTATTGGGCCTTGACTGGTCTGTTGGTTTTGGCGGTTACCTACGCAGCAGGGCCACAAGAGGAAATGAAGCTTGTGCTTTATGGAATCCTGCTACTTATTGCGCTTTTCATCTGGTGGGCGCGTGGTGCGGTTACAAGGCGCAAGGAAGCGGCAACAAAGGCAGACGAGCACCAAGAGGAAATGATTACTGAGATACGCGAGGGATTCAAAGGGCTTTCAAAACGTGTTGACAACTTGCAGGATGCGCAGAGTAGCACCATGCGAACGCAGCTAATCCATTATGCGGAAAAATATTTTGAGCGTGGCTGGTTCACTCCCGAGGAACATGAGAGTTGGCATGACATGCATGAGCGGTACACTAAAATCGTTGGCGAGAATGGGTTTATCGACTCATATAAGCGTAAGTTGGATTTGTTGCCAGAGCGCGAGTTGGAGTCGGTGATTGCCGAGTATCAAGAGCAGAAGAAAAATATTTCTGGTGTGGTCTAAAATATTTCCCAAAGTTCTTTGAAATTGGGGCTTGCAATCCGCTGGCGTTCGTGTAGTATAGTTGTCAGAGGGAACAGAGGGTTCCCCGGAGTAGCCTAGGAGGGCATCATGGAGTACACGGTTGACAACGGCGTTAAGTTCGCAAAGCTTTCTGCAAAGCAGTATGGTCAACTCCTTTCCCTTGGTATCGGTGACATGTTCATTCGCAAGGCCGAAATCGTAGAGGTTCGTCATACGTTGGAGCTTATGGACAAGGATGCCGAGGAACTTCAAGCTATCCGCAACAGCGTGGTAAGGTATTTTGGTAGGCTTTCCAGCGAAGCACGCGAAATGCGCGACGTGCAGCTTTTCAACGACGTACACAACACCATGAGCGGTGTTACCGCTGTTATCGACCAGATGATTTACTGCTAGGTTTTCTTGGGGTGCTGGTTCCGATTTGGAGCTGGCACCCCTTTAGTGTTCGATTAGAGAGGATGTATCTATGCAGGATACGGCTAGGAGCGATTCTAAGCCGATTTCAGGCCATGTTGAGGACAATCGGGGTAAATATATCGACACATGCCCAATCGGTACCGTAGTGGCCTTTAGAATCGCTGAGAAGGTAAAGAGCGCTGAGATTGTGAAGCGCAACAGGCAGCACAGGCGGCTCAAGGTGCGCACTGCCTATGGTAAGGAGTTCGTCATTGACTATGAGGACGTGGTTTGGGTTAAGTTGAATAACCGTTGGCCGCGCGGAGTTTACAATTTGTTGAAAGGAATTACCGAAGATGGCACCGAACAGGAACAGCAAATCGAAAACGAGGATAACTAACGACCACAGTGCGGGTGTGCTTGCGTTCGAGTTCTTCAAGGATATTCAGGCGTTCCAGAAGAAAAAGGATTCCTTTGAGAAGCACAAGAAGAAAATCTATGAGCTGTTCGAGGAATATTTTCAGGCGTGTGGAACAAAGAAGATGGTGTATCAGAATCCAGAGGACGATAGCCTTTTGGGTGGTACCGTTACCGTTGTCCGTGTGCAAAAGACGAACATCGTCTGGAATATCGACAAGCTCAGGAAGCAGCTAGGAAAGAAGCTTTTCGGTAAGGTGTCGGTGAAGGAATATCAGATTATCGACATGCCGGGTTTGGTCGAATATCTTAAGTCCTGTGGCGTTGACCCAAACAAGTTTAAGCAGTACCTAAACGTTTCGGTTTCGGTGGATGATTCGGAGATTGACCGACTTTCGGAAATCGGCGAGATTACCGCAAAGGACATTGAGGGCTGCTACAAGGTGACAAAGGCAAAGCCTTACTTCAAATTCTCCTACAAGGCGAGCGGTGATGAATGACGGTGAGAAGCTTGCAAGGGTGTTGATGCATTACCGCCTAATCACCGACACTTACAGCTTGCAGTACAAAATCGTTTGTCCCTTCCACGCTGACCAGAATCCAAGCATGTTGGTTGATTTGTCCGATGGTCGTTGGTTCTGTTTCGGGTGTCAGAAGTCAGGTGATGCTCAGGGATTCGTAAGGCTGATGGAGCAGCAGTACCATGGGCTGAACGATTTGCAAGCCTACAAGCGGTATCAGAAAATATTGAGCAGCACGGAATATTCGGACATAAAGATTACGACGGCAACCAAGAGGGAAAGGAAAAGGCACAATGCGCAACTGTATGCGGAAGCCTATGATTTCTACCATGGTTTGTCTCAGGTCGATTGGACACGCGAGGATTTGCCAGAGTACATGCACGATTGCAGGGAATACATGCTACAGCGTGGATTCACGGCAGAGCAGTTGAATTCCTGTGGGTGCAGGTACACGTACCAGAGGAACTACGAATTGATTTTTCCGATGTATGATAATGGCAAGTTCCGTGGTTGGGTAAGCAGAACGAGGATTCCAGAAGTTGCGGAGAAAAGAAAATATTTGTACAACGAGGGATTCAGGCGAGCAACAACGGTGGTGGGCGAGTATCGGAATTGCAGTACCGTTTACATTGTGGAAGGGTACATGGACAGGCTAAAGCTTGTGCAGTTTGGAATACCAAATGCCGTTGCGATACTTGGTTGGAAAGCTTCAAACCAGCAGATACAGCGCTTGCAAGCACAGGGCATAAGGCACGTCATAAGCGCTTTGGACAATGACGATTGTGGGAGAAGGGGTACAGAGTGGCTACGTAAGCATTTCGTTGTTACAAGGTTCCGATATTTGAAGGGGATAAAAGACCCCGGTGATTTCACAGCGGAAACCTTTAGTCGTATGAATGGCCGTACATTGCATGAGTACAAGCAGAATGACCATGCAGAGTTGAAAGGAAATTAAATTATGGGCCTGATTGACAAGATGAAGCAGGACATTGCCAAGAGTGGCGGCAATCGCGGTAAGCTGATTTACGTTCGTCCTGATTCCAAGGTGCGCGTTCGTTTCCTCACTGATATGGACGATGGCTTTGAGGTGACCTTCCATGACTCCTATGCCAAGGGCGTTAACGTTCCGTGCCAAGAGCAGTACGGTCGTAATTGCCCCTACTGTGATGATGAG